TACTTTGTTTTCAATACGCTTTTCCATATCTCTTTCTTTTTCAGAGACATGATAGTGGTTTGAATATAGTTTAGCAAAGTGGTGTGGCATATATTAATTATACACCTGGTTTGACAAACCAAGGTTTCTATGGTATAAGGTTTGGGGATATAAAGGTTTGGATCGTAATGCTTCAGTGGGGGCTACGGTTTTGGGGTTCGTAATGTCTTTTCGTAATAAGGTTTAGAGGTTTGGTACTTGACAAATATCCAAAAATATGTCACGTGCGCTTTTCACTCATCATCTTCTAAAAGATCGGTGATATCTTCAAACCCTGTATCCTCAATATCTAAACCTAAGATAAGCAGATCAAATGATTCGTTTATATATTTCTCTAGTGTTGGTGTGCTATTAATTATCCCCTCGGCATATGCAAAAGCAAGTGGCAAACCAAGATCATTGTATACAAAGAAATCTGCCAACTCTTCATCATCTTTATAATTTAACCAGAGTTGTCCTAAGATCAGGGCCTTACTTTCAAAAGTTGTTTTTGGCATAATTTGTACCTTCCTTAGTCTCTTTGGCTGATTCTGCTATTACCTGTAATCTATTATACACGACATTGGGTTGGGACTTTGCTAAGTATTCCCCCACTAATTCCAAATCAACTCTGAGGTCGGAAATCTCATTGCCAAGTTTATTAGCAACCTTTTCCTCCGCTGTCAGTATTCGTCTTATACGCATAGTCCTCCTCCATTATCTATTGTATCAAAAAGTAGGGGAAAGGGCAACCCCACGCTGCCCCTCCCCTGTAGGTCTAGGAGACCCAGTCCTAGACCTGCTCAACTAAAACTTTTGGAGCATATGCATTAATAAAGTCAACCCAGCCAATAACATTTCTATTATTGTCAATGATAGTTTCTTTAGCAATGTCGATGACTACCGTCGTTTCCCCCAGGTCATAGTTACTCCCAGTGATTGAATAAATTCCAAACCCTGTCTCATCAAGAATAGAATCTTGCATAAGGTAACTAATCATCATACGATTGAAGTAAGCATAGTCTGACCACCTAGGCTTTGCATGCTGCAGGGCCATTGCTAGGTCCCGCTGCCATTCAGTCTCACCCCAGTGGCTATATAGGACCACATGGGCCTCATCTTCAACATCCTTAAATACAAAATTAATACGGGCTCCCATTAGTCATTCTCCTTAAAAGATACGATTGATAGTTGGCTTAGTACTTCATTGAGCAGCGCTTCTTCATCTTCTGCCTCTGCTTCATATCTAAATGTCATGTAATCGCCTGTTGGCTCAAAGATAACTTCTACTTTAAATTCTGACATTATTCAATCTCACCTTCGAAATCAATAACTACCTTGCTAACTCGTCCGTCCTCGTTGAGTTGAACATAGACAGGGTAAAGTCCGTCACCATAGCCTGTGTTGAATACAACAGCAGAACCGATACCAAGTTCGCCATAAGAATTAGAAATGGTTGTGGCGCAAGCGCCGTGATAAGAATAGTCGCCTTGCTTTCCGTCTAACTCGAATGCTTCTCCGTCATTGGTATTCCATTGGTCAAGGTAGCAGGGGTCGCCTACCATTGCTTGTCCGCTATCTACCGCAAATGAACCTGCTAATACAAGTTCGTCTAATACATACTTCATTGGGTCTCCTTTATTGTTAGTCCTACTAAGGTCATTTCATCAAGTGTAGCACATTCTGTGCATTTTTCCAAATCGTGGTCTTGGAAGGAATCTCTAATAAGATTATCAGGGTCTTCCAGTTCAGCATGGCAGTTCTCACAGAAGTACCAGTTATAGCCAATACGGATTTGAATGGTAGTGTCAGGTGGGCACGGTACCTCAGTAATGAAGTATCCTAATCTATTTACAAATCCCCAGCCAGACCAGATATAGGAGCCACCGTCATCGCCATCCCCATACATCCAGATTTTGTCAGGGGATTGAGATTTAACAAACTCTACCTCATCACCATATGTCTCAAACATAATGCCACCCTCCCCATTATCAAATGAGGCATTTGGGTCTATATGATTAGTGATTGGTTTGTATGTAGTTAGCCATTCATCAAATTCCATTTCAATAAACTTATCCATTTTTCTTAGCCCTATCACTAATAGCAAAGGATAGTTGATATGTTAGGGCATATACCCATGACAGAGCGTCCATTTGGCCTTCCCAGTATTTACGCTCCATAGAATCCATTGCCTCTTCTGTATATTCTTCTTGCTCAACAGCGGCATTGTATTCTTTTTCAGCCTCAAGCATGAGGTTCTTAAGTTCACCATGGAGGATGTCTGTGCCTGATTCTCCAAGGTCAATGAGTTTCTGTAGTCGTGGTTCTAGGTCTGTTGTCATCATTACTCTAGTATACCCTCGGCCACTGACAAAATGTGGGAGGTGGCAATCATCTGTCCATTTAGAGATATATCCTCTATCTCCAAGTCCCAGTATTCATCTGAGTTCATATCTTCAATTAGTATCATTTCAGATTTGAGTTTCTCAGAATCTTGCTCCAGCGATAGGAGGTGCAGTTTCATGTATTCTTTAAGTGTGTTTAGGTCCATATATTAATTATAGGGGTTTGAGTTGATTTTTACAACTTGGCGGGGTGTGACTTTAATCACAGGTTCATAGTCAGGGGTAGGATCCTCATCTACATGTGTAACAGTAGCATCCCATTTGCTTAATAGGATTACATGAGATGATGCATGGCAAATGCAGGCGGGATCAATCTGAGGCTCAACTGATGCAGTAATCTCTATAAGAGCATCACAGTCAGTACATAGATAAGTAAACTTAGTCCACATTAGCAGTCCTCACAAGTAGTATCGCCATAGGTAATAGATACTCCACAGTCAGAGCACCAGGATTCATCATACATTCCCATTACTCACCCCAATACTTTATAATAGTATTCATAGTCATATGGAGATTACAATCGCAATCCCCACCATTCATGTTCTCCATGAATTCAAAGTGCGATAGGTTGTCCTCATAGATTTCTGTTACCAGTTCATCTATGGTGTATGGTTTGTGGGTTGTGGTCATACTGTACAAGACTCCTGACATATGTGATAGGCTTTTAGAGATGATACTGTCAATTCTAACATTTCGTCAGGGTATCTGTCAAGCACCCAATTAAGTGCTTCACCAGCAGTATTGAAGTCAGAGGCAGTGCTACTTTCTCCATAGCCTTGTATAGTTGCTTCCCAGCAGTCAACGCCACCAGGGGAGCAGGAGTATTCCATTTCGTATATTTCTACATTTAGGGTCATGTATTAATTATGACAGGAATCCTGGGAAATGTCAAGTCTATCGTAAAGATTTTTTGGTTTGATATTTTTGGGGATTTTTAATAGTCTTCGTAAAGATTTTTTAATTTGACATTTTTATGTCCGATATGTCTGAATTGTCCACACGTGCGGATTTTCTTTGCGATTCCGATGGGATTTGAACCCACGATCTCTACAGTGACAGTGTAGCGATTTAAACCAGACTAATCTACGGAACCAAATGGTGAGCAGTTTTTATTCTTACTCAGGAATTTTTTTAATTATGCAATCTGCAAAACATTTTGCACAACTTTTAGCAAACGATTCTTTTCTGCATTGATAGCAGGGTCAAATCCGCTTGCGCTTGCAAGGATAGATTCGTTAGAACCACCACGAGCAGAACGATACCAATCAAGGCGTTCAGTTAGTGCATTGAAAGCACCCCACGCATTACCAGCAATCATTCCATTGAATTCGCCAGTGTAGATGTCATTGATAACATCAACCTTGTTTTCCCATTTCTTGAAAGCACCCTTAGAATCTTTTTCAGGCTTAGGGTATGCAGCAAGAATGATGTTGTTGAAATCTTGTGCGGTGATTTCTTTTTGAATCATAGCGTTAGCCATAACATCAAAAGAGTCCATGTACTTATGGGCAAGACCCAAAGTTTCACGAGCAACGGCAACCTTACCAGAAGCGGTCTGAGTGTGGCGAATCTTGAAAGATTGCTTGACACCATTCTTTTTCTTAGTAGTGTTTAGTGCAAGGTTAAGAGTGTTAGCGCATACAACACGAACAGGTGTGATACTTGCTTGAATAGCGATTGAGCCATCGTGTGATGTATTGATAAGTAGATAAGTCTTGACCTTATCTGCAACACCGCTAGGGTCTAAGATTGTTTCACGCTCTAGTGCTAATGCACCGAATACGACACGACCACCCTTGATTGAACCAGCGGTTTCCCAACGACCTCCGCCATCGAGAATGTTATCACCGAATGAAAATAAATCTTCATTCTGCATAACATGATAACGCTCACCAACGACACCAAGAATGTCGGTCTGAGAGTTGTCAGTAGGATTGGTACGCAATACATACTGATAGTTTTTGTCACTTGTTAAGTGTGATGGGGTTTCCAAATCCTCAAGACGAACATTCCAATTAGAAAGGCTTGCTAGGTCTAGCATTTCTTTTGTTGTTTTTTCCTCTGTGAATACGGTACCCAATCCATGCCAAGCGGGTTCACGAAATGATGCGAATGAAGCCTTACCATTTTGTGTTTCGATTTCATGTGCCATGAGTTTTCTCCTTTTTTGTTGTTGAATTTTAAGTATAGCAGGACGGGCTGACAAATGCAAATCGGGATAGTTAAACATGGGACAAATTGGACATTCCTTAATGTGATTAAATTCACATGATCGTAAAAGTTATCCACAGACTTATCCACAGGCCCCACGTGTAAATTTTGCGGGAATTAAAAGTTGAGCAGTTTTAAAACATGCTCAGGTTTATTAGTAGCCCCCTACTAAATATCTATACGGTCCACACTGGATGATAACCATGTGACATCATCTGAATTGTAAGATACAGTATCGAAATCAATATCATGAATTAGATTCTGTGCACTTTCTTCATCTCGTGCATTGACTGTAATTGAATAAAGAACTGTGACTTCCAATTCAAATTCTTTTGTTAACTCAAATCCGCAAATATCTGCAATTGCTTGTGCAGTCTCTTCTGAAATGGTACCGTCGTCCAAGTTTTCTAAGGTCCACTCTTGCATTTCATTACGCATACGAGAGCGCTCTGCAGCCTCACCATATGAGCGCTGAGTTACTTTTTGAATGTGCTCTTCAAGTTGTTGAATGCGTTCTTTGTTTTGTACTAGAGTAGTTTCTAAAAACTCTCGTGTCATATAGTGTGTGTCTGTTGCTACTGTGATTGGTTGGTCCATGGGGGCCTCTTTCTGTTAGTTGGTTAATTCAATTGTACTGGGTGCCACTGACATTTGTCAAGATCCCTTGCGGGGAGTAGTTTATACACATACTCAGGTGTCTTATCTCAGGCATACCTACACATCAAGGCGTAGGGCTTAGCAGAGATAAATTATTTAGAGATAACGAGCAACCGCATTGTAAGTGCTGGTGCTAACTACTTCCTCATCTGTCATCTTGAGAATACGAATTGCGTTAGACATTTCATCTACCATCTCGTTGTAGGTGTGTCTGTGGATTTGCTCAAAATTACGCTCAGGTTCAGCAGGAAAGTTTGTTCCGCTTTCTACCTTGATGTCAAAATCAACATTGAGAGTTTTGTTCCACTCACGATAGTTCGTGCGTAGATTTTCTGCCTTTGAGATTTGACTAATAGCATACTTTACTAATTGTTCGTTCCAAGCCTTTTGTGCTTCTTGGAACTTTGCTTCGTTCTCATCTTGTGTTTTGTAGTTAGCCTCTAGTTCTGCTAACTTAGTTTCTAGTGCGTTGATAACTCTCTGTGTAGGTATCTTTACGCTAATTGCTTTTCCTCTTGCCATTGGGTCTGTTTCCTTTTCTTTGTTTTGTTAGGGGGTTGGTTGAGCAGTTTATTTATTATCTCATGCTCAGGAGATAATTGTCAAACTACTTGGCTGTCCAAGTTGTGTATCGTGGCTTGCCATTTACATCTAACTTGACACGAACATTTCCGTTAGCCTGTGGTGTGATTTCTGTGATGATACCACTTACCTTTGACTTTTGAGTTGTGTAGGTGTCGCCTACTTTGTAAGTTGCGGTTGCTACTGACATTTGTTTCCTTCTTTCTGTTAGGGTTTTGCTTACTATCTAATTATGACATTTCTTGGGAAAAATGTCAAGTCTAATTTGAGATTTCTCAAATAGTGAGATTACTTGCTGGTCTTGACCATAGCCAAACGGCGTGAGCCATTTGCTAGAACTAGACTAACTCTGGTAAGTTTATTAGACATTGGCTCAAAACTAGCAATACGACCTGTAATGCCTGTCTTGCTTGTCGTGAATAAATCACCAATTTGGTATTGGTATCCTCCAAGGGTCATTGTTCTGCCTTTCTGTTGTGGGGTTTTGCTTACTATCTAATTCTAGCAGAAAAATGTCAAAAATACCAATTCAGCGGAGGATTTGGGGTGTGTCCTTAATCACATCTTAAAGGCGTGTCGTGACTTGACAGATCAAAGATTTTGCCCACGTGCCCTTTCGGGATTACTACTGATACAAAAATAAAATAAATAAAAAAAATGCTAAGAACATCCATTGTGTTGAATTCATTTATCTCATTTCTTACTCGCAGAAAAAATTATGTCACTCTTAGAGTATACACAAAGTGAGCAAGAAACGCAAGCGCTTCCATTTGTTGAGATAAGCGGAATTTGTTTATTATTCTCAGGACACTTAGCAGCAGGCTTACCAATCATTTCTTTTACATCTGCTTGACCAATAGCAAAATTCTTAGCAAGGTATGCCATGCGTACGCCACTATTAATTTTTAGGTCTACTGCGGTTTTTACATTCTCGCTATCTGCAGAAAAGTATAGGCTTAGATTATCAATACCCTTGAGCATTAGAGCAGCACTTGCTACACGAGTATAAACCCAAAATTGAATTTCAGGATGATTAAGTATTACATGCTTCCATGCGAATGTGTAGGTATCGTTAAAAAAGTCTCCGTCCCAATGAATACGGAATAGTTTAGGAGCGTCTTTCTTATTGCAGTCTGCAACAAAATCAACAATCATTTCTTCAAGCAATGCTTTCATAGTATCATGGTCTGCGTCTTTAAGCAATGCCCAATTGTGTAATAGATTAGTTTTTACTGCGGGGAATAGTCTTTCGAGTTTTCCTGCGTAGCATACGCTTTCACATACGCTAGTGGCACCAGGGCACGAGAAAGCCTTTCCAGCAGGTAATCCAAATGTGTTTGCGATACTTGCTTGTTTTCCATTTTTTGTGACAAGGTTAGCCACCTTCCTATCTTTAGAGCGTTTTAGTTTAGTCATGGGGTTCTACTTTCTTTCTTTAATTATAGCGGAGGGGTCTGACAATTTTTTTCTATTGTAGGTTTTCTTTGACGGAACACTTGAGGCAGCATTAGATCTACGCAACTCCATAAGTCTGCGTAATTCCTCGGGTGTTTTCTTTTGTGTCATAAACTAATCTTAGCATACATGGGATAAAAATGTCAAATCTTAAAATGTGATAAAGATCACACGACGCACGTGGGCATTTTTATGCGGGGAAGTGCATAAAAATACTTTTAGTTATTCTATTGTTTCAATAAAAACATACAACGGAATTAAATCAGTGTAAGAATAATTGGCAAAGTCTAATTCATCAAATTCATTCTTAGTCTGAATACTCCAATTATCTGCAGTTGAATCACTTTCAATAAACATAACTTCAACAATGTCATCACCGACTTTAATTAAATCGCCAATCATTAATTGATCTGGCTTGAGTTCATCTGCAAAGATTAGTTCCATGCTATTTATTGTATCAGACATTTTACTTTCCTCCTACTTTTCCGTCACGATAAAAAATCTTGGTGTGCATTTTGCCATTAGGCTCTGAAAAATTGTAGGTTGCATAGTCATCTGCAAATCCCCAATCCACAATTTTATTCCACTCGGTCACTGCGCTAATTGCGTCTGAATAACGACCAACCCAATGAGGTGAAGTATCATTATCATAGGTTGCAGTAATTGCGTATGAGTATTCCATTTTAGTATTCCCTTTCAATAAGCCACGCATTTAGGTGGTGTTGTTCAATTATTGCATAAGCGGGGGCAGTAGTCAAACCCTTATAGGTTATTCCTTCGGGCATAGGTATTTCCAAGTCCCATAGTCCTGCGTCATTTACTGCGTCAATAGCCTCAATACATACCGATACCATAGACTTAGGCACTGGCGGGTAGTGATTAGCAGATAAGTGAATACCTATCTGAGTTTCTAAATCAAGATGAATACCAAGATTATCAAGTGTTCCGTCTGCCATTTCTGTTGCAAAATTACTTCCCATTATCGTGCTTCTCCGCTCATTAGTAGTTCAGGCTCACTTAGTAGCCCATTATCCCAAATAACACTTCCGTCATAGTCTAATAGTAATTCGTAGGGATTACACTCGCAAGTTTCTGAGTCAAAATCCTCGCCATTTCCCCAATACAAATTACCTTGACCATTACAAGCATTACAATTCTGTATCGCTCTTAGTGCGTATTCTAATTTATCCATTTTTTCCTTCTTTCTGTTCATACTGAAATCCTATCAGATAGGGCTGACATTTTCAACCCTACCCAACCACTCACCAAGACGAATGGTACGAAAAGGACAAATTGGACAATTCGGGTAGAGCAAGAATACGCTCTAATTGTTCAATAGTATTCTCTAGGTCACGCCAATACCATTGATCGATATCTGTTCCACCAAAGAAAAATCCTTCTTGTGGTGGCAATAGGCTAGGGTCTTTATTTTCTAAAGAGTGCTTACAAATCGCAAGCAATTCTATTAATTTATCTTGTGATACATAGTAGTCACCGCAGTCGTCAATTCCTTTTTGTACATTTTTGACAAACCAATTATGAATCTGATTAGCCTTGCGCCAATAAGCACAAGTCACTTCTACGCTTGCGCCATAGATATCTGTTGCGACATTGGATAATTGTGTTAATTCCATTAGGTTGTTGAATTGCGGATATACCGCTTCAGGTGAGTCATAAGATAATTCGTCATTATCTCTTAGTGCGTTCCAATTCACTTTTTCCAAGTGTTTCTTGGCTAGTAAGTACATATCTAATCCCATTGGATTACCTTCTTTCTTTTAGGCTTCTAGCCTATCATTTCCTACTGACAAAATCAAACCGACACGCCGTAAAATCTGGGGGAATATTAAAATGTGTCGTAAATCACCCTGTGTATAACCCTGTGGATAACCCCACGTGAAATTTTTGAGCAGTTTTAGATCATGCTCAGGATTTGAAAACTAGAATCCGTTTTCTTTTATGTCTTTAATTGCTAATCGCAATAAATAAAATGTTGAAATTAGCAAAGCAAGTTGCACAAGTGTTGTTAAAAATCTGCTCACGCATTTACCTCAATTCCTTTATAGCAAGCAAGAGCAAATCTATTTGCGTCAAATCTTGGATTATCAGTTTCAAACATTAGAGAAAATTCATCTACCAAATCAGCAAATAAAATTTCTCCTTGCTCATCAAAAACAGAAGTAGCAAAGTAATTGCTAAGAATTTCAGCAGTTGCGACATAGTCTTTTCGTGTCATCATTTATGAGCACACTCGCTTTCTATTTCGTGTCCAAATTCATCTACTAATTCCTCGTAGATTTCGTCTAAGTATTCTAAGTAATCGCTCATTATTCAGCCACCTTTAGAGTAGCCCAAGAATTGCCCTTATTGACTTCATCAAGGACAGGACCGAGAGCAGGCGCAAGCAAATCTTTTAGCATACTTTCAAGAAAGTGAATTTGAATTTCACTATCTAATTCTAATAGTTGCTTAGCAGTTGGATTATTTTCATCTACCTCAGTTATGAAGTGGAGAGAGTGTTTAATTGTTTTCATTTATTTTATTTCCTATTCTTTAATTTGAGGGGATAAGTGTGCCACGAAGTGTGCCACGAATTGAGAGAGTGTCGCAAGACATTTTGACCGCAACGCCTACTGGTAATTGAGTAGGATAAGTTGAGATAAATTGAGCAACCGCACCTTTAGAGGGCAGGCTAATTTTTTTAGTAGAACCATTAAAGGTTTCTAGTGTTATAGTGTAAGTCATTTTGACTTCCTTTCGTTTTTAGGTATAAGACTATCTTATACTATGGGGCTGACAATTAGTCTGCGTTTTTTACCGCTAGATAGCGATAGGTATCCTTTAGGTTAAATATTGAGGGATAGTGTGGGCGAACCTGAACCCGATAAGTATCACAATTAGCATACCAAACCTTATCGGTTTTTTCTGCGTCGATTATTTCGCCATTTATTGAGCGAGAATTGTAAGTCTTGCCAATTAGCAGACTTTCTACATTATAGACATTTGCTGACATAGTGTCACTTCCTTTTTTTCTTTAGATAGTAAGTATAGCATTTTTGGCTGACATTATCAAATCCAAATTCGGACATTTCCGACATTTTGAATGTGATACTCATCACACCGATTTTGCTATTTATTTAATTGTATAAGAGAATACTACCAGATAAATCTCAAAAAGTCAAGGCGACACGCCGTAAATGCGAGATTTATTTATGTGACCTTAAACACATTTTGCTTGTGGATAACCTGTGGATAAGTGCACGTGCAAAATTTGCAAAGTTTTTCTCTGCAATTTTGTTTTTATTTATTTTATTTCTTTACACTTAAGTAGTCGCTAATATTTACATACACAATGTATGCAACATAGGCTAATACTGAAACAAAAATAATTTTCATTTATGATCTCCAATTTCATCTAGCAATTCCCAAAGTATTGGCTCTAATTCTTTAGCAACCAAATCTAATTTATCTTGTAAGTTTTTCATAGTGGCAAAATCTCTTTTCCATAGTATCCAACTGCTTCAACTAAGTTAATTACACTTTTGTATTCATTACAATTAAAGCAAATTCTATTTTCTTTATTCATAGTGGTTGAGCAATAAACGCAGATATTATCTTGAAGGTTAAATCCTAACGCTTCAATTTCATTAAGGGACATAGATATTTTCATTAGTTATCCTCAACCTTCACGCTAATAGTAGCCCAATTATTGCCATTAAAGCGAATAGCAAAAGCCTTATAGCCTTCGGGAGTATAGACATCGCTTCTCTCAGTAGAGTAGTTAATTTCACCATTAAGGTGTTTTCTCACAAGAGAGCGAGGATAGTATTGCTGACCATAGAGCAGGTCATTTATTGAATAAGTTTTCATTTAAGTTATTACCTTTCTTTTCTTTACTTAGTAAGTCTATCAGAAGCCTCTGACATTTCCTTACACTTATTAGGGTTATCCCACCAAGGGAAGCCCTCATGGTAGGTAGCAGGGGCAAGGACTACCTGACCGCAAGGGCATAGGTTCATCATGCCTTTAGGGTAGTCGTGTATAGTAGCGAACCTATTCCAAATACTCATTAGTTAGCAACCTGACAAGAACCGCTAAGAGATTTCCAAGCAGACCAACCGCTAAGGCGGTCTGGGTCTTCTACCCAATAAGAGGTTATGTCTAATTCGCAATTAGAGCAAGTCGCATAGCGGTCATACTCATCACTTACGATAGATGATTTAATTGCTTCGTGTGTAGAGAAGCCTAGTTTTTTTAGTAGTGTTTGTTCGTTCATTTTAGAACCAACCTTTCTTTTTCTTTATGTAGCAAGTCTAGCAGAGGGGTCTGACAAATCGGGGCATTTATTCGCTAGGCTCACTGTGATTTATCTCACATTTATTTGCTAGGCTCACTGCCCGATTTATCCCTTATTTAGTTTTTCTTACTCCGTAAGTCTAACATAAAAATCTCAAAAAAGCAAATCGACACGCCGTACTACAAGTGTGTTTCTTATCACATTAGTTATCAACAGCCTGTGGATAAGTCCACGTGTGACACGTGCAAATTCGGACATTATGGACATGTGATTAGTATCACAAAAATAGTTTTCCGACACGCCCGAGAAACAGGTCAAAATGTCAGTGGTCTGTGTTAGACTTACAGTAGTAAGAAAATGAGAAACTCTCATTAAGAAAGGTGGTCTCAAATGACTACACTAACAATAACAAAATGCGTAGAGCATAAGCCTATGCTATCCGCTATCTCCAATGTAGGAGATGAGCAATTCACTTTCTGTATGGATTGTGAAAATAACATAGAGCGTTGGTATAACGATACCGACCCTGAAAGACTACCAATGTGGTCAGATTGGAGTGTATCTCTATGATAAACTCAGTTAAAACTATTGATTGCTCTACCTGTTATGGTAGAGGCTACATATTTTTCGGGGACAATGATGATTGTGCCATTGAAACATGTGATTGCGTATTAAATGATGAACTAAATGTAGATTGGATTAACTAAATGATAAATGTAACACTAACAACAACAACAGGCTCCACTAAGGGCATGAGGTTTGATACTAAGAATGATGTCCTGCTATTCATTGAGAAGATGTCCGATACACTGCCTATCGGTACAGCAGTGAATATTGACGCACCACTCATTGGAATACATAGTGGGTGGATACAGGGTAAGCGTCTACAAAACACATAGCCTTATCTATTAAAAGATTAGTGGGTCTATGGGCTCACTATTTTTTTTGATCATTTTTTGTTTATTTATGTATCATACATCTAAACAAAATATTCCAATTTACTCTAATTAAGAAATCTGAAAACAAATCTGAATTATGATATACTTAAACCATGAGAAAACAATACACACGAGTCCAATACGACGAAAACGGTTTAAAGCAATGCACAAATTGCCAGGAATACAAAGAGACATCTAACTTCCATAAATACTCTAAGGCTCAAGATAGTTTGAAACCTTGGTGTAAGGTTTGTGTAAGAGAATACGACTTGGCAGAAGATGATCCAAAAAGGGTTATGCCTAGAAAAAAGCAGGGGGAATTAATTCATTGTCGTAGATGTGAAAAATATCTAGATAAATCTAACTTCTGGCGTGGCTCAACATATTGTCGTCCATGCAAGGTTTATATAGGTATAAACTCTAACCTTAGAAATAAAAACCTGACTATAGAAAAATATTCAGAATTAGAAAAATCTCAAAATGGGGTTTGTAAAATTTGCGGGAATACAGATTATAAGCGTTTATCCGTAGACCATGATCATGCATGCTGTCCTGGAGAAAAAACTTGTGGAAACTGCACAAGAGGCTTATTGTGCTCTAGATGCAATAGAGCCCTAGGCTCTGTTAATGATGATGTAAAACTGTTACAAACTATGATACGATATTTAAATGGGGATATTAAATAACCTAGAAAATGCCTGTGGGGTTTATAGGGTTTTTCAGAATTGTGCTATAATAAGATCATGACAGAAGAAACCACATCTTTAAAACTTTGCTGTGATGCATGCACATGCACCAACTCTCACAGTTCTAAGCCACCAGTAGAAGAAGTAGAGTAATTCCATGGGCATAGGGTTTTTAGATAACCTAGAAAATGCCTGGGATGAAAATCTATTTCTGGAATCAAAACCAATACCTGAAACAGACAACATGGGTAGAGAAAAGTTTTGGGAAGATCTAGGAAGACCAGAATATGAAAACCTGGCTGTAAAAATATTTTCAGAAACTTGTTGCAAAGATTGTAGTTGCAAAAATGGATAGCGATCAACAACAACTAACTATAGAGCAAGCACAAGCAATTTTATTATTTCAGATTGAGCAAAAACTCAGGGTACATATAGCAAAACAAGTTGAGAACAAATTCCACGGAATGTATCATGACGCATCACACGTAATAGCACAATACATACGTAACATGGTCTAAAAGTATTTAGATCCGTCTGACTCTTCTAAGTTTCCAGGGCAAGAAAATTAATCTTCAACTCTATCCAACTCCCACATTCTAATATCTATAAACCCAATTCTAGATTTATCTGCTACTTCTTGGGAATCAGCCTCTATTGCAATACGAACACTTGTCTCTATATCAATTCCAGAGTTAAGTTTAGTGCCAGCATTCTTTTCATACATTTCCTCTATTACAGATAATATTGGTTTGTAATAATACTTAGGCAATTGCTCCACCCTCTTTAAGTTTGTCATAAATGTTTGACATCATAAAACCAAGACTAGCCTGGCTCTGCTCAATTTGTTTTTCAAGATCTGCTGCATTTAATCCAGCCTGAAGACCCATTGCTCGGTTATCCTCATTAATGCTATTTAGCATAATATTTACTGCTTCGTCTTTTGTCATACCCATTCCTTTTCTTGGTCGTAAGTTACAGAGTACTCCCCTGTAAATATTTCGGCGTACGAAATGATATCTCTATTATACCGTATAACGGTTTCTATGCCAACTTTGTCACATACATACTTAATACCCTTGACTAGTGGCTCAAACTTCATCCCCTGCCCTTCTAGGGCCTTATTTAAGGTATCCAGATATCTTTCCTTGCCATAACGTTTTGACACAAATGCTTGATCAACATATTCAAACCTTGCATCCCTATCATTATCTTTTGCAATGTCCGAATTGTCCATTATATACCTTAATGCAGGATGATCCATCCTATCAGACCAGTTTCGCATGTTAGGCTCATATTTTTCCATATTGCGTAGTGTTGAATCAGCAAAGGCCATGCGTATTAGGTCTGTATTGGAGGTTTGAACCTCTGTTGCGAACGAAATCAAAAAAGCGGTTGCGAAAGGAAACTTGTCGCTATAAGTCGTTATGCCGAAATGTACATTCGGATTGAAAGACTCAGTTGACATACCGTCTTCTAATCGGCGCATATGATTTCCGAGAGATACAAACTCTTGTCGATTCATATCGCAGTCGACGAACAAGCATTGCTCTGGATCTATCCCGTCGGCGAGACACAAAATGTTTTTGTCATATGAACCCACTATTTTCGAACCGTTAAAACGCTCTATTAATTTTGCGGTCATAAAACCATCCATGTCGGGAGATATAATTAAATTTTGAGAATGCTCCAGTGTATCAAGTATGTCCGTTTTCATTTTTGTTAAATATACCCCTTATAATAATCTTATTATGACAGTACAAGACTGGGCTTCGCTAATCGTAGCCATCTTAACAATTGTATCATCAATCGCTTTTGGAATCAAGTGGCTAGTAAAACACTATCTAATCGAACTTAAACCAAATTCTGGATCCAGTCTAAGAGATGCTGTCACAAGGCTAGAAATGGCTTTGGACGAACAAAGAGTTGACTCAATTAAATCCAGAAATCGTCAAGAAGAAAAGTTGGACGAGATGTATAAAATTTTAATTGATCATATCGCTAACACTAAAAAATAATTTGCTATATACTATATATAATATATAAAGATAGTTTTTAAAACTATAAAGATATCTTTCTTTCTTATATATATTTAAGTATACACTATCGCAATCCTGGCATATAAGACAAACCTTGACAAATCGGACATTACCTATTATAACAATTTGATAAACTTTTTATATCATGTCCGTTTTGTCCTTTATGGTATAATTTTCTTGTTGGCTAATACCTTGGTTTGTCCTATACCCACCGACCTTGGTATTAGTCAATTTTTATGGTATAATCACAGTATGCCTATTCACTCTTCTCTTGCTTTTGGTGCCGATCCAGTCACTATGCAGTGGAGCGTTGTTAGAGGAGATACTGGGACTCTAAGAGTAGAGTTCTATGAGGATAATGAAGTAGATTATTATGATACTACTGGGTGGATTTTTAGAGCAACTGCTTATGATCAATCTGGTAATGTTTTAGATGCCCTGGATTGTGAGCCTTCAGATGGTTTTGTAGATATTACAGCCCATCCTTCGGTTACAAAAAATTGGGGATCTAAATATTCATCAATCGTGGCTCAACTACCATTTGATTTACAGGTAATAATTCCACAAAATATTGAAGACACTGTTTGGACTCCTGTTATTGGAACCATTCAAGTATTAGGCGATGTTACCCCAGGAGGTACACTATAATGGCAGTTATTAAGATTGTTCCAATGCCAGGCGCAGTTGGAGACAAGGGAGACGAAGGAGCCGTAGGCCCTCAAGGTCCACAAGGACAAACAGGACAAACAGGACAAAACGGACAAGATGCACTATGGTCATATCAAGGTGCATACAACCCATCTGCTGCTTATGCAGTTGGAGATGTCGTAGTTTATCAAGGACAACTTTATTATACAAAGTCAGTAACAACTGCTGGAACACTTCCAACAGATACTGCAAAGTTTGATTTAATTGCATCAAAGGGTGCAGATGGACAACCAGGAACTGATGGTGCCCCAGGTGCAGATGGTTCAACTCCATTTACTTTGGTAGGTGCATATGACAATGGTGCATCTTACAATTTAGGAATTGCTGTTTATTATAATGGCGGTACATATGTAAGAACTGGTAATCCACTTAATCCTGGATACCCTCCAGAAGTAGGTGCTATCAATGCTTCATGGACACCTATTGCAGAAAAAGGCGCAGATGCTGAATTGCCAACGGGAGCAACAGGAACATTCCAAACCTCAGACAGTAAAATAGTTTCAGTAGTCAACGGAATCATTACATCTATAGAGCCACTGACTTAATATAGTGAGATAATAACTCCATGGCTGTTTCTAAATCTATGGACTTTCCAGGTGCAAAAAAATCATCTTATGCTGCACAAGTAGTTAGCCAAACCTCTCAAGTTACAGAAACACAGTTATACCCAGATTCTGCATTAAACTTTGTTCCAGTCCCTGGACCACAAGGCCCACCTGGGCCAGCAGGAAGAGATGGAGAAAGAGGCGAACAAGGTTCCACGGGAAACATTGGACCCAAAGGCGAAAGAGGCCTGCCAGGCAAAGATGGAGAAAGTTCTTTATCGGCATCTGGACAGCAGGCAGGTTGGGCATCATATACAAACAACGCAACCAAGCCTATAAAATTAGGAATTACCCAAGGTGATGATGGATGGGTCACTATTTGGCTTGACACTAAAGATAAAACCCAGAATGAAAAATATATGCCAAAAGGCTGTACCAGTCTTTGGAACAGCCATCAACGAATGCTAAACTTTCACGGTATAAAAGAAGGGTCCCAAGTATTCGTAACATACAACTTCGAACTAACCACCTATACACCTAATACTGAGGTTTGGCTAAGGACATATTTTGCAAGCAAGGATCAGGAGTTTGTCCAGTTTGTTGGATCTTTAAAATATCAGAATGTTTATAATCTTTCTGCTACCCAGCAATTTTTTATAGAAGATTCTGTCATGTGGGGCAATGGTGCTATACCACAGATTAGAACAGACTTTGATGCATCAGTAATACTCAATTCTATCTACGTCAGCGTGGTATAATAAAACCATGGCATTTCCAGCGACCTATGACTTTAACTACTATAAGGGTGATACTTTTGAATTTCGTATCTACCCGAAAAAGAACGATGGAACGGTTTTTGATTTAAGTACTTTTTATATTCCAACAAACTATGCCAACACTCCAGATGATGTAACAGATACTGTTGCTCCATATGATAGTGCTCAGTTTACTATTGCAAATGTTCGTGGTTCAGCAGGAGTCCCAATTAAATGTTTTGCTAGGGTATCAGATGACAATACTTTTGTCCAGTGTGCAATTAGACCAGCAGAAGGAAATCAATTAGTTGCTGGAACAGAATATGTGTATGACGTTGAAGTTAAAAAGCCAGCAGGTTCTGCAGGTAGCGGACAATATGAAATTGTTCAAACCTTGTTAACTGGAACAATAACAATTACAGATCAGGTTACAGGCGCTACGTCTGCAACTTCAGGTGCTTAATGGCAGACATCCTATTATCTACCGACGACTTAACAATTTTTGGGGGACCAGAAAACATAAGCCTTGACCTAGACATAGGACCACAGGGTGATCGTGGAAGTATAATCATTGGTGTTCTTGGAGATCCAAGAGATACAGGTGTTGCATCTACTATTGTTCAAGATACCCAGGCTCTTGACATTGCTATAGACTATAACCCTTATTCGACAACTTATAAGACAGTTTTTCAAAAAGTTTCTACTGGAGGAGCATTACAGTGGACCCCTCTACTTACTTTAAAAACAAATTATTATTCATCTGTTAAAGATGTAACGGCTGTAAATGGAATTCTTACAATACCGCCAATTAATTTGACAGACATTGCAGACGAGATAAACCTTACATCTGCAAACTTTAGTATTCAATATTCTATTTCATCACCAACAGGAGGACCTGCTTCAACAAGCCTTGTAGTCAGTGATGTAATAGATAGTCCAATTAGAGCACTACCACTTCAAATAAAGGGTGTAGAATATATTGATAACACTTGGCAGCCAATGGCTGGTCCAAAGCGTGTTCATTTATTTATTACGGTGGTATAATGGCAAGAGGTGATTTATAGTGGCAGAAGAGAATATTGACAACACCGTTAGTGGTAGCGGACTCTTCAATACCAAAATCCCTGGACTTTCAGACGCAGCCGATATTCAGGCAGCCCTAAGACTTTATCACTATGGATCTTATACTTATGATGGCGCCAACACAGATACTGGGCTTCTTTTAAATCCATCAATTGCAAAACACCTTCAAAACCTTGTAGATGCAGATACAGCCACTAATACATCACTAACAAACCACATATCAAATACCGAAAATGTCCACGGTATTGAGGATACAGCAGATTTAGCAACACAATCATTTGTCAATACAGCAATTACTAATGCTATAAGTGGTGCTACTGGAGGATACCCAGCCCTAGCAGGAGACGGTATTGATTGGAATTCTGTTGATTTACGATTTGATCTTGAACCACAACTATTAAATAATAATACTGTAATAACTAAGTCATCTGGATTTACTTTAGATCCCGTCGATGTTAATAAAACTATTTTGCTTTCTACATCATCTCCAATGAATTTAACTATCCCACTAAACTCTTCTGTTAATATTCCTGTTGGATATAAGTACACTTTAGTTGAAATAGGATCTGGTAAAACAACTTTTGTTCCAGCATCAGGTGTAACAATTAACAGCAAAAACTCACAACTATTTATTGATACACAGTATGGTCAGGCAACATTGGTAAAGGTTGATACAAATAGTTGGGTTGCTTATGGAGATATTTATGAAGGTGCTTCAAGCCCAACACCTGTAGCACCTACACCAGTTGCTCCTACTCCTGTAGCCCCTACTCCTACGCCTACTCCTGTAGCGCCTACTCCTGTAGCACCTACACCAGTTGCTCCTACTCCTGTAGCACCTACACCAGTTGCTCCTACTCCTGTAGCACCTACACCAGTAGCGCCTACTCCAGTAGCGCCTACTCCAGTAGCGCCTACTCCAGTAGCGCCTACTCCAGTAGCGCCTACTCCAGTAGCACCTACTCCAGTTGCTCCTACTCCTGTAGCACCTACACCAGTAGCGCCTACTCCAGTAGCACCTAATAATTTTGCTTATGCAACATTCTGTACTGATTCAGGACCAGACCAAGCAGGAGAAGGTCTCAACTTTACAGATTGTGGAAGTTTAGAAGCCTTTATTAATGGAAACTTTGTTGGTGTAAATAGTCTTGTATGTCAGATAGGTTCTTACCCAGCACTTCCTACAAATTGCGGGGAAACTTCAGGAATTTGGTATACATTCTGTGGTAACGTATCAGCAGGATATAATCCAGGAACTGTTATCGGACCAATATTTGATTCATCACAAACATGTTCTCAAGCACTAGCAGAACAAACATCATATGGAGAAATTGGGTCAGGCTGGAACTGTGCAACTGGAACTTCTGGATCTTCTTCTGTACCAGCAGCAAATTGTGGAGCCACTCCTACTCCTGTAGCGCCTACACCAGTTGCTCCAACACCAGTAGCACCTACTCCAGTAGCACCAACACCAGTTGCTCCAACACCAGTTGCTCCAACACCAGTTGCACCTACTCCTGTAGCGCCTACTCCAGTAGCACCAAGTTGTGTTCCAGCCGATGCATGGTCATACAACCAGTCTAAGTGTCAGTCATGCGGATATTACTTCAGCACAGAATTTGGAGAGTGCTCAACAACTCCTTGGAACACGCCAACACCAGTTGCTCCAACACCAGTTGCTCCAACACCAGTTGCTCCAACACCAGTTGCACCTACTCCTGTAGCGCCTACTCCTGTAGCACCTACTCCTGTAGCGCCTACTCCTGTAGCACCTACACCAGTTGCTCCAACACCAGTAGCACCTACTCCAGTAGCACCTACACCTGTAGCCCCTACGCCAGTAGCACCTACACCAGTTGCTCCAACACCAGTAGCACCTACACCTGTAGCAGCAACAGGAGTTCAGTGCACAGCCTTTGACATAAGTATTGGTGCATGCACTGGTGGAGGTTGCGATAATAGTGGCTGTGCTTCAGGTGGATCATGTAGTAATCCACAAAATTTTGCGGGATCAGGATGCTAATAAAATGAAGGAGACAATATGTTAACAGACTCAAGTATTCTATATTCTAGTTACGAAAATGGACCAGGAGGAGTTCCTTTAGTCTGGGTTATAGATGGTCAGTGTGTATATGATATTCCCACCTCAAATGAGCATGCAGAAATGTTTGTGTTGAGTGATGAAGTTTTGGATATTTCTGAAGATTATCCAGACCATGAAGGCATTACCGTTAGATTTGTTAAAGATGGAGAAACGGTTAATGAACTTCAAACATCTGAGTATTTTGGAAGCATACTTCTTAGCAACCCACAGGTCTTAAGTCTTTTTGACTACCCTTATGGAAGATACGTAGTATCTCCAAATGCTACATTTGATGGAGAAAAATTTATTATTTTGGGCAGAGATACTTCGTTGCTTATGCCGTGGCATCCAAGTCAAAATAAAGACTAATAACTTTTAGTGTATAATAGTTTTATAACGACTAAAGGGGACAATAATGTCAAAATCAAAATGGCAAGAATATAAAGAAAAAAATGGAGTTACTCCATTAGACATACTTAATCCAAACACAAAACATGCCTCTGAAGATTTGGCAACCACAAGACTATCTATTTGTAAAGTATGTCCAGAATTAATTAAATTAACCACACAATGCAAAAAGTGTGGCTGCTTTATGGCTGCAAAAACAAAATTAGAAGCGGCAAAGTGTCCAATTGGAAAATGGTAAAATGGAAAAAAACGAATTATGCCCTGGAATTTTTGTTTATAGTAATGTTATAGAAAATTTTATTTTTGATTCTTTGATTGAAGATATTGAAGAAGGGATGAAATATCTCAATATACAGTGGCAACAGTCTCAGGTAGAACACAAAGAAGGCGTAACAGTTGACACTAATTCAAGAGATACACAAATTATTGGTGTAGAATATCGAGATCATATTGTTGAAAATTTTTCAACACCACACGAAGCGTTTTACTTAAATCTTTCAAATATATTTTTTAAAGCGTTTAATCCAAGAGAACATGATTACAAGTCTATGTTTGGCTGCCAGACTACTTGGCACGATCAGTACGGAATTTTAAAATACGGTGTTGGTCAAAAATTTACTAATCATATAGATGATCACATAAATCATCATAGAAGAATTTCTACAACGTTTTATTTAAATGAAAATTATGAAGGTGGAGAAATTATTTTCCCTAGGTTTAATGTAAAATATAAACCGAAAAAAAATGAATTATTAGTTTTTCCTTCTACGTTTGTTTATAATCATTCAGTATCTCCAGTTCTTGAAGGAGAAAGATACGCAGTTGTTAGTTGGATGCGATGAAAGAGCCACAACTAGTTGATAAGATTTTAAGCAAAGAAGATTATGACAGGCTAAAGGATGCTTTGGTAAATCCTAAGAGTTTTGGGTTTGATCCTGGCTTTAGTAGATATTGTATTGGGGATGGTGGACTTCCGATTCTAAAAGAATTAGCAGACAAACTGGTTCCTATTGCAAGAGAAGCCTTTGATAGCGAAAGATTATTACCTACATATACATTATTTGCTCATTATGAGGGGCAAAATCCAGAACCAAGTTTGTACAAACACAAAGACGACAACGCATGCACCTACACTCTTGATATGTGTGTTTATCAGGTAGAGCCATGGGATATTTACGTTGATGACAAGGCCTATACTCTTTATCCAAATCAAGCCTTGGCATACTATGGAAACGATCAGTTCCATTGGAGAGAAAAGTTTCCAAATCCCGAAACAAATCATGTTGCAATGATTTTCTTTCATTTTGCAGAACCAGATCACTGGTGGTTTGTCAAGGGTCCAGAATATTTGCAGGTAGTAAGAAAACAAATTACAGAAGAACAATGGAGACTCCAGTATGAAAACAAATAAGATATTTTTTCAACACTGGAATCCTTGCGGGTTAATAAATCAAGTAATGAGTCTAGAGTTAGCAATAGGTATTTCACATGAAACAAATGCAACTGTTGTAGTTCATAATGCAAGCAACAAGGGTGATCATTTATTTGATTTTAGGACTGTTCCAATTCACACTCCTTCAAGATTTCATAACATTCAAAGAAAAGGATTTACAAATCCAGACCAGTTTCCACATCTATTAGATTTATTAGACTTTGATTCAAATTTAATTGTAATTGATCAAAAAATAGACAACTTTAAGCAAGAAGAATTAATAGTAGACGATATGTTAAATAACTACTACTACAGTAATAGCCCAGAAATAACAGAAGATGAACTGGCATTCGCTGAAGGTAGACAAAGATTGCCACTAGATAGACCAATACATCTAAAAGGAACATTAGGATGGTACTCAAGATTCTTCTATAACAGAAGCCCTGAACTAGACAAGGCATTATCTTTAGTTAGGTTTAAGAAAGAGTACACAGACTTGGCCAAAAAGATATCTAATTCTTTAGGCAGATTTCAAGGTATGCATTTAAGACTAACTGACCATGTGCACATGTTTGAAACTACTCAAGAAATGTTTGAGTCTTGGATTAATAACTTTGAGAAAAATAACTTGCCAATAGTTTTGTCAACAGATGAACCAGGGCATAAAATGGTTGAAGATAATAAGCATAGATTTATGCTATTAGATGAATACATTGTTAATAACTTTGCAGAAGACTTCAAATCCTTACAATTTCAGGATGAAGTAGTTTTTGGTTTAATCTGTAATCTAGTTATGCATGATTCAGAAACTTTTGTTGGTACATCAGGAAGCACCTATACTGCATATATCCATAGAAATAGAAATCAAACTGGTATTGAAACTTGGAATTTCTTTGATAATCCAGAAACAACAGAAGGTCACCCATATTCTTGGAATGGTTATCCACTAAACCCTGGCAGAAAAATGTGGTGGAGAGAATGGAAGGAGTCTAGATTAACATGAAAACAGCATTAGTGCTTGGAGCAGGGGGCTTCATTGGAAGTCATATGGTAAAGCGTTTAAAGTCTGAAGGATATTGGGTTAGAGGTGTTGACTTAAAGAATCCAGATTTTTCAGATACTTATGCTGACGAGTTTATAGAAAGAGATCTATCTCTATATGATAATATGGAAAAAGTGATTCAGTTTAAAGGATATTCTGGTAACTTTTATAATGAAATTCCTTATAAGTTAATAGCATCCTTTGATGAAATATATCAGTTTGCAGCAGATATGGGCGGAGCAGGATATATTTTTACTGGAAATAATGATTCTCAAATTATGGAAAACTCTGCACTTATAAACCTTAATCTTTTAAGAGCACAATCAAGATTTAATGAAAAATATGCAATTAATAAAACCAAGATATTTTATTCAAGTTCTGCCTGCATGTATCCTGACTACAAACAGTTAGATGTTAATAATCCTGGACTTAAAGAGTCTGATGCATACCCTGCAGATCCTGACAGCGAGTATGGCTGGGAGAAACTATTTAGTGAGAGAATGTTCTTAGCATTTAATAGAAACAACAAGATCCCTGTAGCCATTGCCAGATATCATAATATTTATGGACCAGAAGGAACTTGGGATGGTGGAAAAGAAAAAGCACCAGCAGCAATATGTAGAAAAGTTATTCAGTCAGATGGATTTATAGAAATTTGGGGGGATGGAGAACAAACCCGTTCATTCCTATATATAGATGAATGCATAGAGGCAACAAGAAGACTGATGGAATCAGATTTTACTGGGCCTGTTAATATTGGTTCTGAGGAAATGGTTACCATTAATCAACTTGTAGATATTGCTTGTAGTATTGAAGGAAAAACTTTAAGCAAGATGCATATCCCAGGTCCTTTGGGTGTTAGAGGAAGAAACTCCAATAATGACTTAGTTAGAGATAAGTTAGATTGGGACTATTCCATGTCTCTTAAAGATGGAATAGAAAAAACTTATAACTGGATCAAGGATCAAATAAATGGATAAGCAAGAAGTTGTAAAAGAAGTTTTTCTTCAAGATGGTATTGGAGCACAATTATGGAGAAAACTATACTTAATGTCCTATGCAAAATATTATAATTTGTTATTTGAAGATACACCAATTACAGATTTCTTAATTCATGAGTCTGACAAAGTACACAGTGAAGAAGAAAAAATTGAATTTATAAATAAATTTAATACTATAATAAAAAATCCATGGGAAGGTATAGATTTTTCTAATCAAGACAATTTTGTTCTTTCCGAAAAGGTTGGACTGGGATACGAAAAACTACATCTAAATGCAGGAGTAGCCCCAGGACCCTGGCCATTTTTAGAAGTTGCCAAAGAATTTAGCACAATAGAACAAACTGAAAACAATGTAGTTATTCACATACGAAGAGGCAATGTGATTCCAGAAAATCCAAGGTGGGTAGATGAGTCTGTCTATATAGAAATGCTAAAACAATTACCAAACTTTCTAAAGAAAATAAACTTTGTTCCAGACAGAGTAATAATTTTAACAGATGCTCCAGATTCAAACAAAAAGTTTAAGCCTATAAATCAAAATCAATTAGATAAGTGGAGACAGCCTTATTTGCACAAAGACGAAAACAATTCTTTTGACACAATTTCCTTAAACTTTGAATTACTTAAAGATGCTTATCTAGGTATTGAAATTTTAAATAGTTTAGATACTTACACAGCATTTACTATGATGGTGATGGCAAAAGTCTTAATAACTGGAAGATCTGCATTTAGTCAATCTGCTGGTCTGCTATCAAAAAATACTGTTTTGTCAGTTGACAACTATAGAAGTTTCTTTTAAAGTGTGCAATAAAACACCCCCAGGGATTTCTCCAAGGGGGCATTTTTTTTTATATATTACTTAGGAAATTTAGCCATCCACTCTTTGGTCCTTGGGGTAATACCCTTCCATGAAGACCAGTCTTCTCCGCCCCTAGACATGTAGTATGCAATCTCAGCATTTTTGACGGGATTGAACAATTCAGCATTAGAGTCCAAATCAAACTTATCCCTGCGGTCTGGGCCCAGTCTATCAATCATATTAATTTGGAACATTCCATAAGAGGAGTCCCCAGTCTTATGGTTGCCATTAAACGCCAAAGGCCTACCATTAGATTCTTTCTTGGCAATGGCCCAAGCCACTACAAGATCTTGCCCCTTAAACCCTATAAGGGAAAGGAGTTGCTTTAGTTCAATGTCGGTCAGAGATGTCTTATTCTCAAAACTCTCTAGCCTTTTTGCCTTAGAAACCAAAAAAACCTCTTTCGAGGCGTTTCCTTGCTCTTGAGCCTGTTCTATGCTCAAACTATTTTTGTCACCTATTCGTGTTTCAGCATTAGCAGCGTTTGACAAAGTCGCTACTAAAGTCAGTATGCTGAGTATGCTAATGATCTCTTTGTTTCTTTCGATAAATTTAATCATAGTTTCCTCCTTAGAAAACAATAACACCTTGGTAGGTGTTACTACCAAGTATAACATGAAATTTATTGAAAAGTCAAGTTTATAGGGTGGTATAATAAAGATTATGCCACAAGCGTCATCTAACTATCCTACTATGCAATATCCTATTGCTTCAGATCCCGTGAATGTACACGGAGATTTTAAAGTATTAGTTGATGCTTTAAATAATATTCTTCCTCCCCTGGGATACGGCGCAGCATATCTTGATGTTAGAAATACTACAGGCACAGCAATTTCTCAGGGCATTCCAGTATTTATTAGTGGTAGTCTTTCTGGAAAATCATTAATTCAAAAATATGATCCATCAAGTGTATCTCATAATCCAGATGTTCCAATTTTAGGTTTAGTAAAAAATGATATTCCAAATAATTCTAATGGTTTGGTTATTGTCTCTGGAGTTATTCAAATGAATACAACAGGTTTGGGTTCTGCTGGAACAAAAATTTATGTAGACAATACTGGAACCCTTGTTGCGGGTCGTCCATCAACTGGTCCAGCAAGATATATAGCAGTTGTTGCTATTCAGGCAACGCTTGCTGAAGGTGGAATGCTAATTGTTCAAACAAAGGGTAACGGTACATGGGGAGCCCTTAAAGACGGGTTGTCGTGATATAATAACATTATGGCTACCTTTAGAAACCAACCCACAGACTCTTATGCATTAGGTGCAGCACCTCCAGAAATTCGTTGGACTGTTGTTCGTGGAGATTCTGCAGCATTTCGTGTTTATGTAACTAACGATGCAAGAGAGCCACTGCTTCTTGATGACTGGGAAGTTGATATGGACATTCGTCGTAATGGAGCACTTATTGTTTCTTTATCTCCTCAGCCAATTGAGTTTCAAGATACAGAGGGGAGTTTCACGGTAAACATTACATCTTCTCAATCAGAACTTCTTGAGACGGGAGACATCTTTGACATCCAACTTACAGAACTTTTATCAGAGGGCAGAGTTTGGACGGTAGCCAAAGGGTCAATGGTTATCATTGAAGATGTAACAAATTAATGACAACAAACCTAACCCCACTATCACAAGAGTTTTACAGAACAACACATAGGCTTGCTCACACACAAATCAAAGACCTTGATGTCAAAAGAATAAGGATAGATCACTTCCAGCCAAAGGCTAGAGTTGAAGAGGTTTTGCCATTTAGAGTTCAGTTTATTAACGTAAGTGTGTTTGGATATTCTAAAACTAATCCCCCGCCAATTCCGCTACAGGTAATTGGCTATAGCAACTATATTCTTTAATAGTATTATTAAAAGGGGTGTTATAATTACCACATGGCGAAAATATCAATTTCAAACGTAAAGTCTCTCTTTGAAACAGGAGATAGGCCTACTCAAGAAAATTATGAAGATTTAATTGATACCGCAACTGCCCAAGCAACAGATTTGGGTTCTTATGGTAACAATGAAAATACAATCACTGGTATTGAGAACGTAACTGTAATTGATAACTTTGATGCTACAGTTTGGCGTATGGTTAAGTATATTATTTCAATATCCAAGACCACAGCAGGGGACAACAAGTTCTATGCAACCGAACTAACAATTCTCGTTGACGGTGCAAATGTATCAGTCAGCGAATACGGAACAATAGACAATGATGGGAATATTGGCACCATAAGCGTCTCTCGCACTGGAAATACCGTGGCTATTACAGTCACTCCAGATCCTGCGATCAAGCCAGTCACTGCACGGTTCGCCCGTATAGGACTTAAGGCATAACTAAGGAGATAATAAAATGGCAACAGTAGTAAAAGACTTTAAAGTAAAGAATGGTCTCATTGTCGAAGGCACAACAGCAACAGTAAACAATTTTGACGTTCTTACTAAGAAAACAGACGATCAAACATACATCGTCAATTTAATTGGTGGTACAGCCACCTCAGCAAACGAAGCAAACAAGGTTGTAAAGCGTGATGCTTCAGGCAACTTTGCAGCAGGAACAATTACAGCAAACCTAACTGGTGCTGTAACTGGTAACGCTTCAACAGCAACAACTCTTGAAACTTCTCGTACAATTGAACTTACTGGAGATGTAACTGGTCAAGTTAACTTCAATGGTTCACAAAATGTTCAAATTTCAACAACTCTTAATGGCTCTTTTGCAACAGATGCAGAAGTTGCTACAGCAAAGGGCGAAGCAATTGATGCTGCAGCAGCATACACAGACACTCGTGAAGGTCTAATCACAACTGCTTATCAGTCATACGCTGACACAGCAGAAGCAGATGCTAAGGCATACACAGACACTCGTGAAGGTCTAATCACAACTGCTTATCAGTCATACGCTGACACAGCAGAAGCAGATGCAGTAACAACTGCAAACGCTTACACAGATGCTGAAATTGCAGCACTTGTAGATTCAGCACCAGAACTTCTTGATACACTCAATGAACTGGCAGCAGCAATTGGAGACAATCCAAACTATGCAACAGATCTTGCTACATCAGTAGGAACAAAGGTTTCAAAGGCTGGCGATACAATGACTGGACTTCTTGTCCTTTCAGCAGATCCATCAGCAAACCTTGGAGCAGCAACTAAGCAGTATGTAGATACAGCAGAATCAGACGCAAATGCATACACAGACACTCGTGAAGGTCTAATCACAACTGCTTATCAGTCATACGCTGACACAGCAGAAGCAGATGCTAAGACATATGCAGATGGTCTTGCTTCAACAATTAACGGAACTATTGCAGCACTTGATACAGACGATGTAGCAGAAGGTTCAAACTTTTACTACACTGCTGCTCGTGCAAAGGCAGAGGCAGCAACGCTTCTTGCAAATGCAATAAAGACAAACATTACAATTACCAAGGATGGATCAGATAATCTAACAATTACCGCAGAAAACGGTGTTGCAGATTCTTCAACTACAGACCTTGCAGAAGGAACAAACCTTTATTTTACAAATGCTCGTGCAGTAACCGCTCTTGAGGCAGTCACACCTGACTTCCCTGCAGTAGAGATTGCAAGCATTGCAAAGCAGGTAGCAGCAGAAGCATCTGTTGAAACTGCAAGCACAAACACAGCAGTGTCATGGGCCAAGGCTTCATATCGCTCTGCTGAATTCTTGGTTAAGATTGCTAATGGATCTCACACAGATGTTTCAAAGGTTATCCTAACACTTGACACTTCAGACAATGTCGCTATCACAGAATACGCAATGGTTGGAACAAATGGTTCTCTTGGATCAGTTTCAGCAGATGTTTCTGGTAACGATGTTCGTCTTCGTGTTACAACAGCCAACAACACCTCAGTAGTAGGCGTTGTCGGAACACTTTTAAAGTAATAAAAAAATAAATAGTTGGAAGAAGGAGTAGTAAATGGCAACAGTCAATAAGGACTTTAAAGTCAAGAATGGACTCCAGGTCGCAGGATCTGGTAGTTTTGGAGGGACTTTAACAGTCGCAGAGCCAACAGAGGCTACACATGTAGCAACTAAGGCATATGTTGACAATCGCTCAATGGCTGTTGGCAGCACTGCTCCTTCTTCACCAACTAATGGAACAATGTGGTTAGACACTCTAACAAATAGAGTGAACTTTTATTACAATGGAGTTTGGTATACCCAAGCAACTATTGATGATACAAACAATCTTCCACAACATATTCACGATACTGCAATTGATGGAACTGGTTTCATAGTATCTCAGTTTTATGAAGGCGGATCGTTTAATAGCCCATTGGGCATAGGTTTGGATGCAGGTGGCCCCTCTACAACAGAGTGGACAGTTGTATTCGATGGCGGTAGTGTAGTAGATAACTTTAATTAAAAAATTGATGTTATAATAAGACTAGTTCATGGGCAGACCCCATAAGGAGATATAAATGGCAACAAGAATGCAACAGCGCAGAGGTACTGCAGCCCAATGGACGGCTGCCAATCCAGTATTAGCAGCAGGTGAAATCGGTTTTGAAACCGACACAAGTAAATTTAAAATGGGTAACGGGTCCTCAGCATGGACTGCTCTAACATATTTTGCTAACGCAGCAGAATTAGCAGCCATTATTGATGGTGCCCCAGATCTTCTAAATACTCTTAATGAACTAGCAGCATCCATTGGAGATGACCCAGCATTTTTAACAACAATAGCAACAAATCTGAGCAATCACGCAACAGATACAACAGTAATTCACGGAATTGCAGATACAGCACAACTTGCAACCTTGTCTTCAGTTAATGAAGCAATTTCTGATTCACTTGGGACACACACTGCAGACACAACCCTTGTTCATGGTATTGCCGATACTTCACTTCTTGTAACAACAGCAGATCTCAACACATCGGTTGGTACAACAGCAAGTGATGCAGCAGCAGCACTTTCTGCACATAATTCAGATACAACTCTAGTTCATGGTATTGCTGATACATCTCTTCTTGCAACTACAGGAGATGTTGAAACAGCATCATCCGATGCAGCAGCAGCACTTTCTGCACATAATTCAGATACAACTCTAGTTCATGGTATTGCTGATACATCTCTTCTTGCAACTACAGGAGATGTTGAAACAGCATCATCCGATGCAGCAGCAGCACTTCTTGCACACGGACTATTAACTGAAAATGTTCATGGAATTTTAAATACAGCAGATCTAGCAACAACATCATTTGTTACAGACGCAGTCGAAGGCGCAGCAGTAGATCAGTCATCACTGGCTGGAACTGGAATTGACTGGAACTCTGTTGACATTAGATTTGATATTGATTCAACTGTAGCAACTAAGACATACGCAGATGATGCAGTATCAACACACAATGACGACACAACAAATGTACACGGCATTGCAGACACATCACTTCTTGCAACAACTGCAGATGTAGCAGCAGTTACAAAAACCACTCTAGGTCTTGGAAATGTTGACAATACATCAGATGCTGACAAGCCAGTTTCAACAGCAACTGTAACAGCAATCGCAACAGCAAAGTCTGAAGCAATTGCAGAAGTAACAGCAGTTATTGATGGTGCACCAAACGCACTTAACACCCTTAACGAACTTGCTGCAGCACTTGGCGATGATGCTAACTTTGCTTCAACAGTTACAACATCACTTGCAACAAAGGTAGATTCATACACACCAATTACACAAAAGACAGCATCTTATACTCTATCAACGCTAGATCACAGAGATGATTTAATTGAAATGGGTTCAGCATCAGCACTTACATTAACAATCCCACTAAATTCATCAATTGCTTACCCAGTTGGAACATCACTAGATATCCTTCAAACTGGTGCAGGTCAAGTAACGATTGCTGGAGCAGCAGGAGTTACCGTAAATGCAACACCAGGTCTTAAGTTGAGAACTCAGTGGTCATCTGCAACTCTTTTCAAGAGAGCAGAAAACACATGGGTTGTCTACGGCGACTTGACAGCGTAATACAAAATTCAATAAGAAATTAGGAGATACAAATGGCAGCAGGTAAGAAATCAGGGAGAAAGTCCCAAGCGTCAAATGACTTTTTGGAGCCATTAAAGCCAACAATTACTAGTGCTACAAACGTAGGAACAGGTCGTGCGTTTAATAATGGTGCAGTTACTGTTGCATTTTCTTTGCCTGCACTTTCTCCAGCAGCCACATCTTTTACAGTAACAGCAAGCACAGGACAGACAGCAACTGGAGCATCTTCTCCACTAACCGTAACTGGAATTGCTTCTTCAGCAGCACCAACATTTACAGTAACAGCAACTAACGCAGCAGGAACCTCTGCTGCTTCTGATCCATCTGCTGCAGTAACGGTAACAACAGTTCCAGCAACTCCCTCTGCTCCTACTGCTACGACTGGAGTAGACTTAGATACAGTATCTTGGACAGCCCCTAATAATGGTGGATCTGCGATTACTTCGTATACTTGGGCGTCTTCAGATGGGAAGGGTGCAACTCTTAATGCAACCTCTACCACTGTAGTTCAAGAAGGAAGCACTTCACAAACATATACTGTTTATGCAACAAATGCAAATGGAAACTCTTTGGTTTCTCCTGCATCTAATTCTGTTACCACTACCCCGCCATTTTTCCCTCCATTCTTCCCACCATTCTTCCCATTCTTCCCTCCATTTTTCCCTCCATTCTTCCCATTCTTCCCACCGTTCTTCCCATTCTTCCCATTCTTCCCATTCTTCCCACCGTTCTTCCCATTCTTCCCATTCTTCCCACCATTCTTCCCGTTCTTCCCATTCTTCCCATTCTTCCCACCGTTCTTCCCATTCTTCCCATTCTTCCCACCATTTTTCCCACCACGCTTTGGAGGATGCGACTGCGTCTGTAATGGACTCTGTGTCTAACATGGTATACTTTATTAAAATAAAAGGAGATAAAAATGTATAGTGCAATAGTAAAAAATGATGATCAAACCTGGGATATATTTTTTGATTTTAATTATTATTCAATGGTTAGGTTGTCATCCCTAAAAGAAGCATGGGATAGCGAATTGCCTATAGTTCCTATGGAAATAACTGCATACAAAAACACAGCGTTGATAGGTGCTTTCTGGGACGGATCTTCTTTTTCTGGAGGTCATGAGTTAGATGGCATACACTATAAAGCGCTACCAGATACAGTAGAGTTTTGGGAATCTCATAAAGTTTACGGATTTTTGTGTGATAATGTTTTGATTGCTATGATAGTTACAACAAATGATACAGATTTTGCAGAACTTGTTGCTGCTGCTTTTGAAGGAGAAGTTAAATTTATTAAGCATGAAGGGCTTCCTTTTGGCAAAAGCATTAAGTATAATACTGAAACGAGAGAGAGTTCTTTAGCATAAATTATTATTTCCTATTTGTGATATAATATATACATAGAGTAAAGGAAAAAGTATGACAATTTATGATGAAAATGAAACTCCATGGTTTACTAAAGATAGATCAGAAACATCACTAAATAGGTATTCATCAAGGAATATCGGCAACAACATCTTAGTTGAAAATCCAGCCCTAGGAATTAATTTATACAGAAATGTATTTTCAAAAGAAGATTCTGAAAGATATATTAAAATTCTTGAATCTAATTTAGGCGGTAATGGTAAATACAAATGGTCAGAGGCAAAAGTAACCAACTCTGATGTTCCAATTAAAAAGGCTAGAGATGCTGTAGACTTTAGATTTAAGCAAGAAAACTTAGGTCCAAGAGACGAACACAATGCTGAACTTTTAGACTTACATGAAGAAATATATCAAAAGTTAAAGTTTTGCGTTGATGATTATGCACGGTATTGGGGAATAAATGTCATATACTATGAAGCCTTTAACTTTGTAAAATATGAAGGAGAAGGAACACACTTCAATATTCATGCAGACCATGGACCAATGTATAACTGTACAGTGTCTGCCGTTGTCTATATAAATGAAGATTACGAGGGGGGAGAGATTAGGTTTCCGAGAATGGATAACTACACTCATACTCCAAAAATAGGAGACATTGTTCTTTGTCCATCTAACTATATTTATGAGCATGCATCTTTGCCAATGAAAGAAGGAACTAAATATTGTGTTGTCGTAATGACAGACATTAATGAACTGGGACACAAGTAGTGTCTTTAGTTGCAAAGTTTACAGCATTCAGGCCTTGGATAAACAAAGAGGATATCTCTGTTCCTGTTCCTACACAAAAAGAAATACCAGACTGGTATAAGGATGCAGATAGATTTGCAAAAATGCCAAACGGAGAATACTATAAAGCAACAAAAGAGGTTTGTCCATTTCCCAAAGAAGGAACAACAGATGACTATGGAAAGATCCCAACATGGAAAGCGTGTCCTGCAATTATGGATGCGTTTGCGACAGGATATGTATTTAAAACTCCTTGTGATCTAACATTTGCTAAAAATTCTCAGGGAATAATTAATGTAACAATTAATGACCCTAAGTATAAAGACTTTTGTACTCAAAGACCTCCAATGCCACAATTCGAACATCCAAAAGGATACTACCAACACCATTTTGCCTGGAGTTCTCCGTGGGGCCTAGAACTTCCAGAAGGATATAGTGCATTATTTATGACTCCAATGAACAGGTTTGATCTTCCATTTTTAAATACAACTGGAATTGTTGACTCTGACAAAGTTCATCTTCTTGGAAGTTTTCCATTTTTTATTGCAGATGGTTGGGAAGGCACTATTCCAGCAGGAACCCCATATTTGCAAGTCCTTCCATTTAAAAGAGAAAATTGGGATCATGATATAGAGATTTCAGATCAATCTTCTATATATGGTAAAATGGTAGATAACGCAAAGTTCTATCGTCAACCTGACGGGGGCGTATATATTAAAAAAGTTTGGTCACGCAGAGAGTATAAATAGGAGATACAAATGCAAACATGGACAGATAAAGAAAGTCTTGGAAATGGAATAACCTGTTATAGAGGGGTTATTAAAAAAGAGTTTGATGTAGTCAATAGGCTTGAAAATACTTTAGGTTCTGTTGCTGGGTACGGAGAGTTGTCTACAGAAGGTAAAAGATATCACTGGATGCCAGCATATGTTGGTTATCAACAACTTATGCCAGACTACAGAGACTGTGTAGATTTTAAATTTAAAAAAACAGACATTGAACAAGATAAAAGTGAAGAGTCTTTAAAGTTGCAGTCTCTTTGGCAGGACATCTATGATGCACAATCTGCAGCAGTAGAGGACTACAGACGAGACTACAACATTATGCCACTTAAATATTGGGAAGCCTTTAATTTTATTAAATATGGTCCAGGCCAACACTTTAAAGAGCATCATGATCATGGATACTCCTACAACTGTACTGTTTCGTTGGTCGCTTATGTAAATGATGACTATGAGGGTGGAGAGTTATTTTTTAGACTACAGGGTTTAAACATTAAGCCAAAGGCTGGAGATCTTTACATCTTCCCATCTAACTTTATGTATCCTCATCAGGCTATGCCAGTTCATTCTGGAACTAAATACTCTATTGTTACCATGCTTGACTATAGTAAAAAGTATCATACGCCAGACATGTATGATCCTAAATGGGATAATGAATAGTGTATAACATAATAGTTGAAAAAATGCCAGGGTGTATTTTTGAAATAAATCCAATGTCAATAAAAAGAGATTGGATGGATGCTACATCAGAAAACCATGCTTATAGATGTTTCCCAGTAACGCAAGCAAATGTCGTTGGCTACAGTCTTTCTTGTAAAGAGGATATTGAGTTTATTTGGGACGGGATAAACGATCAAACTCAAGATCATGTAACAATATTTAATCCAGAAAGATCATATTCTGGAAGAGGTCAGTCATCAGTAAGCCTAGACACAGGGTTAATATTTAGAACTATAGAAGAACTCAGCATCCTCACTATAAATCCAGTAAATTATTTTAATGATGAGTTTGAAACGATGTCATCCTTAATAAGTACTTCTTTTTATGACAACCCCTTGCCGTTAGCAATTAAAGCAAGGTTTGCAAATAAAAGGGTAACAATTAAGGCTGGAACTCCAGTAGCAACAATAATACCAATATCCTTAACAGGCTTAAACAATACTGAAATTAATATTATAAAGTATCAAGATAATGACAAAAAAAGAGAGCAAGCAAACAGGTCTTATGGAGAGGCTGCACAAGTTCTTAATTCTTCGGGAGAATGGACAGACTGGTATAGAAACGCTGTAAATGAAAAACAAGAATCTCTGGGCTCTCATGAAACAAAAACTTTAAAACTCATTGTAAAAGATAGTTCTGGTGAGTTATGAGTGAACTAAATCCAACACATGAAGATATAGTAAGCGAATATATAAAAAATGCCAAAGAAGGAAAGGTTGGCCATTACATGATAACAGTTGCTAGAGATGGGGAGTCTCCAGTACGGTCTATAATATCATTTGACAACATAGACGAGGCATTTAAAGGTTACTCAATGTATGAAGATGCTGGGTTTGCAAAAGATTATCTTACAGTTTCCCTATATCAGCCATCAGGAATAGTCACTACAAAAGTTTTAAAAAGAAATCATGCTGGAGATCCTTCGTTTGTTAGGCAAAATTATATTGATACGGTTGAAGCCTTGCACTCTGTTAAACATAAGTTAAGCAAAGAAGACTACGAAGAGATGTGTATTAAAATTGTTACCTCATTTGCAAAAGACAACTGGAGATTTAATGCAGACAGGTTTTTAAAACAACTAGAAATAGAAAGGACATTGTAGGATAAACCCTATGATATAATCTTATTATGGACAAAGAAAAAGCCACTGTTGTAGTTAGAAAGCCATCGATAACCCCGTCTGGCTGGTTTGGCGATAGTAAAGATATGATCGTAGAGTTAGAAAACTTTATGACACAAGAAGAGATTGAGTTTTTAGAAAAGGCTGCAAAGTCTTTAACTATTTGGGATGTAACAGAAAGCCATGTAAACGAAAATGGAACTGTTGTTTATGATTCAGAATACTGGAAAGACAGAGTTGCAACCAGTCCAACACTTAACAAAAATGATCCATCAATTGCTCCAGTAATCGCAGGACTTTTTGAAAGGTTAAAGCCTATAGTAGAAGATTTTTATAAAGTAAAGGTTATCCCTACTGGAACAACAATTGTAAAATGGCTTCCAGGACAATTTCAAAAACCGCATGCAGACAAAGAGTTGCACGAAGGCCCAGATGCTGGCCTACCAAATGATTTTCCAAACTATGATCTTTCAAGTTTGTTTTATTTAAACGATGACTACGAAGGTGGAGAACTATACTTTCCACTGCAAGAAGTGCAGTTTAAACCTAAAAAAGGCGCTGCATACTTTTTCCCAGGTGACAAGAACTATATCCACGGGGTAACAGAAATTAAAAGTGGTTTAAGATTTACCTGTCCTTTCTTTTGGGAAATTACAGAGCATACAGGAGATCGAAAGCCATGATAGCAATGTCTTCAAAAAGTTTGGATTCTGTTGAGTTGTATCCTAAAATAATTGTGTATAAGAATTTATTTAAAGATATTGCAAAAACTACAAAATTACTTGAAGAAGAAAGCGAAGACGGTTTGTTTTCGCCATGGACAAAATGGTCTAATTTTGGAGAATATCTCAATCCGTTGTTTAAAAATGACCCTTTCCAACTATTAATAGGCATGATAAGAGTAATAAAAACAACAAATTTAAAACAAGAAGAACATAAAAATGCAATATTGGAACTTTATGAAAATTTCTATATAGCAACAAAAGACTACGCAAATAGGTTTGATATTGAGATAGATGATCAAAAAATTGTAAAAACACACGAGGGCCAAGACATAAAAGAATGGGTGATTAATGGTCCATCAATAGCAAGATACAGAACAGACATCACAGATCCAGTTGCAATGACGTATCATTCTGACTATATCCGTGAGCCAATCACTAGTCCAGGGCATAAATATGTCATAACGGCCCTGACATACTTTAATGATAATTATTCTGGCGGTGAAATTGATTTTATTGTTGATGGAGAAGCCTACATGTATAAACCACAGGCTGGAGATGTTTTGGTATTTCCTTCAGGGCATCCACAAATTTTAACTAAAGAGGGAAAGATATACCTACACGGAGTTATGCCAGCGCAAGGTTTTAAGAAGTATATCTCCAGAATGTATTGGATGAAATACGAACCAGGAGAATCCGCATGGTTTGAACAAGAAGAAAAGTTTGGAAAAGAAGTCTGGAACAAAATGCAAGAAAAGATTATGGAAGAGTTTAGAAATGCTCATCCAAATAAACATAGTGCTGAAAGGGAGAAAAGAATATCATGAATCTAGAAAACAAAAACAGAATAACTAAAGATATAGTTGTTTATGAAAACTTCATTGATGCAGATACTGCTGAAAAACTTGTAAAAGTTTTAGATAAACATGTCGAGGTTGGAACAATCACATGGATGCCAATATCATTCTACGAATCCTATTCTTCTGTATTACCACAAGATGATGATGAGCATGTTATTGCAGAAGGTCTTCCTACTACTATTTTTTCAGACATGAAGCAGGGGATAATTGAAGCAGTAGCAAGTGTTCATGACCTTGATCCAAAGATAATTTCTCAAATTGGATATCATACTCAAAAGTGGGAGCCAGGAGCATACGCAAGAAAACATTCCGACAATACCGATGAGCACGGACACTCTGGTGCCTTTACAAGGAGTAGATATGCTGCATTCTTATATCTAAATGATAATTTTGAAGGAGGAATGTTGCAGTTCCCAGATCAAGACATAAGCATACAGCCCAAAGTTGGAATGCTTGCTGCATTTGACGGGGGATTTAACAACATGCACGAAGTAACCCTTATCACTAGTGGAGTTAGATACACCATAGGTTCTTTTTGGGATGATCGAGAAGAAGATGCATACCCACAAGAAGTAAGAGATGCATGGGCAGCAGAAATGAAAGAAACTAGAGCGCATCAAGAAATTGAAAGAGCCGAGTGGCAAGAACTCTTAAAACAGGGTTGGAAACTTGATGCTAATGGAAATAAATATAAAGCAGATGATTTAAAATGAATGTTTTTTTAAAAAAAGAGTTCGATGATGCTGGATATAACACTGAGGTTTTCCATGACCAGGTTTTGTTTATTTATGATTTTTTAAAAGACGGAGAGTTAGAAATTTTATGGAACATAATTAATACCACTGACAACGCAGACTGGTCAATAGAGTATACTAAAAATCTTGCCAGGTTTTGCATGGAAAAATTTGGAAGGGACGATGTTGAAAATTTAATTTCAGAAGGTAAATTTGAAAAAACTCTTGGATGGGAAGATAAAAATCTAGATATTACCAAGAGACCTATAAGCACAGTTCTTCAAAGAAGGCTTGGAGAGTTACTTGAAAAAGCAGACCCATCCCTAGAACTCGCTGGGTTTGGAACTCTTCAAAGAATGCAAGAGGGCGTTGAACTAAAAGCACATACGGACCAGAATACCGATCCATCAATTAAATATGCTGCTATACTATATATTAATGATGACTACAAAGATGGAACTTTGTTTTTTTATAACAAAGAGAATTCAGATTTGAGGCCAAAGCCAGGAACCTTGCTTATTTTTCCAGGTAACGAAGAATATGAGCATGGAGTAAGACATGTTGGAGAAGGTCCTATTCGTTATGTGACTGTAGGATTTATGAAGACAATTGGTTTTTATGAAAATAATAAGTACTAAGGAGAAATACTATGGAAAGAGAAATACTTGAAGAAAAGGTCTACTATTACACAAACGTAATTGAAGACCCAAAGAAACTTGTTGATGCAATTGAAAATGACAACAAAGATCCTTGGGGTGAATGGATGGCGTGTAGTGGAGAAGCGTATGTTTATGGAACAGATAAAACCATTGCTCTAACTTCAGATGCTGATGAAAAAAATAAGTATATCTATAATACCTTACAAAAAGCATTTGACGATGTAGCAAGAGACTATGCAAAAGCCCAAGGAATTACAGATGAACCAAAACTATTTCCACAGTATCCAATTAAAAAGTATCAGCCAGGAACATTTATGGGTGCACACTTTGATCAACAAGAAGGAGACCAAAGACTTAAAGTTTCTTTTGTTATGTATTTAAATGACGATTATGAAGGCGGAGAAATTTCTTTTACAATTGCTTCTCCAGAAGGAGTACTAACTCAGCCTAGCCCAGAACCAGATTTTGATGATGCTAAAACTAGAGGAAACTATAACTTTTATGTAAAGCCCAAGGCTGGAAGTATAATTGTTTTCCCTCCATCACCACCATATCATCACACCGCACACCTAGTAAAAAGTGGCGAAAAGATTATGGTTCCACAGCACTGGATTCATTAATCTTTTATAAAATAGTTTTTATTAACTCTTAACTACAACTTTAGGGGAGAGTTTTGCTTTTTGCAAAACACTGCTATACTTAACACTTATTCCGTTTTTGAAAGGACGATACACATTATGTCAGATTTTTTTAGTTTTAGGCTTCCAGAAGACTTTGTAGAAAAGTATATAAAAGTTGAAAGCCCATTTGGATTTAAAGATGCAGCAGAAAATTCACTTGGAGAAATTACTTTTATTCGTACTTATTCTAGGATGAAGGAAGATGGAACTAAAGAAAGATGGCACGAAGTTTGTCGTCGTGTAATCGAGGGGATGTATTCAGTTCAAAAGAACCATGCCAAAGAAAACCGTTTGCCATGGAATGACTATAAGGCTCAGAAGTCAGCACAAGAAGCATACGACAGAATGTTTAATTTAAAGTGGACACCACCAGGTCGTGGCATGTGGGCATTTGGAACCCCTATGACCATGGAAAAGAAAAACTCAGCAGCATTACAAAACTGTGCAATGGTATCAACGAAAGACCTTGACAAAAATGATCCAGGAGCATTGTTTGCTTGGGTTATGGATGCCCTTATGCTTGGCATTGGCGTAGGGTTTGATACAGTGGGACAGGATAAAAATTTCTCTATTTATGCCCCCACAGAGCCAGAGCAAATCTTTGAGATTCCAGACACTCGTGAAGGGTGGGTAGAGTCAGTCAGAGTTTTAATTAATTCATATCTCAGGCCAAATCAGAACATCCAGAAGTTTAACTATGACTTAATTAGGCCCCTAGGAGCCCCTATAAAGGGTTTTGGCGGGGTTGCATCAGGTCCTGCACCCCTTATCAGGTTGCACAATCAAATAGACCGTGTGATAGGCTCTAGGGCTGGAGAAACCCTAGATTCTCGTGCTATTGTGGACTTGGTTAATTTAATTGGAACCTGTGTGGTTTCAGGAAATGTTAGAAGATCAGCAACCCTTGCTTTGGGTAGTGCTGGAGACGATGTGTTTATGAATTTAAAGAACTCTGAGTCATTTCCAGAACGAAACTCTTTTGATCCAGAAAATCCAGGGTGGGCATGGATGTCTAATAATTCTATCTCAGCAGAAGTAGGAACAAAGTATGAAGACTATGTAGATTTAATTACTGAAAACGGAGAACCAGGTTTTATCTGGCTTGATGTTGCTCGTAATTATGGACGACTAAAGGATGCGCCAGACGGTAAGGATTATCGTGTGATGGGATTTAACCCATGTGCGGAGCAGCCATTGGAATCATACGAACTATGTACACTTGTAGAAGTGCACTTAAATCGTCATGAATCTAAGGAGGACTTCCTGCGTACCCTGAAGTTTGCATACCTTTATGGAAAGACTGTAACACTTGTTCCAACACACTGGCCACAAACAAACGGTATCATGCAACGTAATCGTCGTATTGGTACATCTCTAACAGGTATTGCATCATTTGCAGATCAAAAGGGTTTACCAACCGTTCGTGAATGGATGGACGAAGGATATAATAAAATCCGTCACTATGACCACCAGTATTCAGAATGGCTATGTGTTCGTGAATCAATTCGTGTAACAACTGTTAAGCCATCAGGATCAGTTTCAATTCTTTCTGGTGCAACCCCTGGAGTTCACTGGGGACCTGGAGGAGAGTTCTTCCTTCGTGCAGTTCGTTTTGGGAATACAGATCCGATGATGCATTTGTTTAAAGCAGCGGGGTATACAATTGAAGATGACGTAGTATCAGCAAACACGTCAGTAGTTTACTTCCCAATCAAGTCAGGCCATCCAAGATCTGAAAAGGATGTAACCCTGTTTGAGAAGATTGCACTTGCTGCAACTGCTCAAAAGTATTGGTCTGACAATGGTGTTTCTGTAACACTTTCATTTGATAAGGAGACAGAGTCAAAGCATGTAGTGCCAGCACTGCATATGTACGAGGGACAATTAAAGGCAGTCTCATTCCTGCCAATGGGAAATCATACATATCCACAACAGCCATATACTCAGATTACTGAAGAGCAATACGAGTCATATATTGGCAAGTTAAAGCACATTGATTTTTCTGCTATTTATGATGGAGCAGAAAATCTTGAGGCTCAAGGAGAGTCTTATTGCACAACTGACTATTGTGAAATAAAGATAAACAAATAGTCTTCTGTGGTAAAATAGACTCATAATGTCTACTCCATCAAACCTATACGCAGAAAAGGTGTTTGCAGAACACCCAACAGGTCTTTGGGCTCTTGACGATAATGCAGATTATATTTCTTTAATTTCTGAACCACAAAGAAATCTATCTAACTGGACGATTACTGGCGGTACTCATCAAGACTATCCACAGTCAATAGGCGAACCATTCATCAATAGTTATGTAGGCAAAATTACAGCAACTCCAACTAGCAACGAGTTAGCATCGATTGTTGCAATAAGCAATGAGATTATGGATCTGCGAGATATGAGCGATTACTTGGGAACATTTTCCGTTGGTGGATACTTTTATTCTGAAAGTGCCTATATTGCAGGTTTTGAAATTGGGTATCAATATGAAGATACGACCAGCGGACAGATTGTTACACATCTAAAAAATTATGACACCATCATAAACAATAGTTGGGTTTTTATATCAGAAACATTTGATATACCACCAGACGATTCAAAAATACAACTAGTGTTTAAGATTAATTTTATTGGGGGATCAGAAATAGAAGATGTGTTTTTAATAAACGGAATTACTTTTGGGCAATGGTCAGAAGAGTTTGCATCAACTTCTCTAGGAACAACCTTAATAGATATTCCTTCAACAATTTCAATTGCTCCACAGAAAGGCCTTGTTGCAAAATGCTATGGATTACAAGAACTTGATGCCTACTATTTGGCTTCTGAAAATATGCTTAAAGCAAAAAATTTAAGCATCCCAATGGTTTATGGAGCATCCAGCCTAACAGCATTATATCCAAATGGATCAAATCCATCTCTTATAATTCCTGGAGTAGGACTTTTAAATGAGTCTGGAAAATTTAAAGAATACACTCTTGAAACTTGGTTAAGGGTAAACTCTTATACTAATGAAACAAAAAAAATCATAGGACCAATCGCTTCGGATGATGGTATATATGTTGACGGTCCAGCGATAGGTCTTAAAGTTGGTAAAGAATATAGAACATATTATGTTGGAGAGTGGACAAGACCAATGCTCGTTCACTTGAGAGTTGGAATAGACATTGTTTCTCTTGTTATTAATGGGCAAGAAGTTATATCTTTAGATTATGACAGAGAAACTATTTCTTTCCCAGAAATGTTTAATGAAAACGAAAAAGACCAAGACTGGATAGGGTTTTATGCACACGAAGAAGTTTATCCAATAGAAATTGATTGTGTTGGAATTTATCCATATGTAGTTGCAACCGCTATGGCAAAAAGAAGATTTGTTTTTGGTCAAGGTGTAGAAATACCAGAAAATATTAATACATCATATAGCGGAACTTCCGTATTTATTGATTATGCTTTTGCAGATTATACTGCCAATTATTCTTACCCAAAGGTTGGATCCTGGCAACAAGCATTTAACGATAACACATCAATTGTTAATAAATCTTTATCTGTGCCATCTGGACCTCTTCCAGAAATAGTCCTGTCGTCAAAAACAGAAAAAGATTTACTGTCAGACTGTAAGTTAGTTCAGTCATCTGATACAGAAAACTTTTTTTCTTTTAGGCCTAACCCTACTTGGAATTTAGTTTCTGGTTATTTATTTTTTAAAAACTTTGATTTTTTAAAAAGCCCAGTATCTGCCTTTTATGGTTGTATGAGAATCCCAGATTCATCTCCTACTGTTCAAACACTTTTTAGAATTGAAAAAGAAAACACCAACAGTTATTTTGCAATAGAACTAATTAACAATCAAATATCATACTCTATAAATTATGACGGAATTTTAGAAACAATATACTCTCCAACTGTCGCAGAGCCTGGGGAATTAATTGATGTTGGAATAAATATTCCAGCGTTTGTTTCTAGGTTTGGAAATCCAGCCTCAGATTTCTTTGGATCTTTATCAGATTTAAGACTATATGTAGGCGGTAAAAAAGACGAAACTTCTACATTTACGGGTAAAATTTATAAGATTGGCTTTTGTACAAAATACAACTTTCAAAAAATTAGGTCATTATTTAATGAGATAGGTGTTCCAGTTTGGAACGAAGATCTTTTTGCTGTGTATCAGAACAATCAGTTAATAAATATAGACGGTGGAGTAGACACAACATCAATGTCGCCACATGGAGGAACAACAGATACGGCTAACGGCGCTATATCTGGAGGTGGTGTTTTTATATCTGATGAAGATTTTCTTATAGATCATGTGGCAAGTTATACTCTTTTGCCAGATGAAATTTTTGATACATACAGTTTAACAGTGTCTGCAAACGCATATTGGGAAGATCAAATTCCGCTAACATATTTTGCTGAATCAGTTTTAGATAAACGGGGGGATCAGTATTTTGACCTTGATTTTATACAGTTTAATATAGACTATCCAATACCATCAAAAACTATTGCAATAGAAACTGAACCAGTTGACTGGACATATGCAGAACTTGCTAATGAGTATGGTCTGCCAGTTCAAAGAACTTATGAGTCACTTGATAATTATTTATTTACTGGTTATAATGATTATGAAGATCTTAAAAACAAAATAGCAAAAGACTATAGGTATGACACAGATGGAGCAATAGTAAAAACTTATGTTACATTTCAGTATACAGAGTTGGGGGCAAATCAAACTTCTTTTTATTTTACAAAAACAGAAAGACCTTCTAGAAATGGAATTTTAATTCCTGGCTCAGACTGGATGACTACAAAGTATGAAGTTGTAGACAATATGATAATTTATCCACCAGTTGGTGTAGACTTTAACGATCTCTCTATAGTTACGCATATTGATATAAATGTTAAAAATTCATCAACTCACAATGTCAATATTAAAAAACTTTCTTACGCATCGCAGGCACTAAATGAATCAGACGCAAGTCCAATAGGAACTAGGTTTGGAACCCCTATATACCCATATACCAAAACTGGAATTTACTATAACTTTAAAAAGAATAATCCATTTTCTATATATACTGGATCATCTCCATATTTGTATCTTACAAAAACAAGTGGTATTCAAGTAAAGGGGCAGTACGATCCTATTGTTAATCGTGGACTTTCTATTCCTATGAATACAAGCAGAGCAAATAACTTTAAAGTAATAGCAATGCAAATGGCTGTTAGATTTGATGGAGACTACTTTCCATACGCACCAACTCAAATATTTGAAGTAGAAAGCAAAGGATCATATATAAAGTTTTACATGGTTGCAAATGACCCAAGTGGAAGAAGAGCAAAAATTTACGCAATTGATGCAAAGACTGGTTTAGTTCAAGACGGCATTGGGTTTTACTGGAACGGAAAGATTGTAAAAGAGCCAGTGCTAACTCTTCAAGAGTGGGGATTCTTAGGTATTAATTTTGCAGACAGTCTTGACTTTTCATTTTTTGAAGGGGCAACAAGATTGACTGGCCCACTAATGTTTAATAGTATTTCTTACTATCAATCAACAAACCTTCAAGAAGTCCAAAACATATCAGAAAGACCATGGTTTAGGGTAAAGGTTTTATCTGGTTTAGGTCTGGACTGGGAGTTCTGGAATGTTGGATCATTTAACTGGAATAAAGTTCTTGTGTTGGCTGAAACCAGTTATTATGGAGTAAACCCATCAGAGGTATACAAGAGTTATACTGGAACAAATAAATTAATTGTAGGAGACAACTTCCCATTGACAGTTGGAGATTATGCGTACTCTTTATATAATGACATTTCCTGGAATAAATTTACGGTTGATCCCGTTTAATATGGTATACTTGTGGATATGGATTCGTTAATAGACCCAAAAACTGGTCAACCAATTGTTAAAAATGTCAGACGTAGAGTCATTGAAAAAGATTATGACTGGGGTCTATACATTTATAAAAAGGCCAACGGAAGATATTTCTCAGATGGTCATGGTTCTGTCTTAAATATTCCTTCTATGCGAGGGGATATTTCAAAAATTTCAGAACTAAAGCAGGCAGCAATACACTACGGAGACCCAGGAGACGGAACTGTAGAATTTATTGCTGGCTCATCTCGTGTATCTGAAGAAGAGTATAGCGAGCAAGTAGACAGAATGAACTCTGGATTGCTTCCTAATCTAAACGATCTTGGAGCAGTTCAAGCAGCAAAAGATACAATAGCATTGTATGGAGACGAGGAGTAATTATGGAAGATAACGAAATTGTTATTGGGGCAAGCATTGATCGTGCAATCAGTAAAGACGAGCCATTCTTAAACTCAGATCCTTTTAAGGGTAATTGGGAAACACTAAAGACTCTAGACGGCCTAGACTCAAACTTTAAAAGACGCATAAGCAGATCTTCAACAAAGATGGTTGAACCAACAACGCAATACACAACTGCAGCACTTGCTGGAAAAAGCGGTATTGATGGAGCACAGTCAAAAGAAATAAACCCAGGCCTAGTATATGTAAACGGCTACGGAATGTTCGATGTTATTACACCACCATGGAACCTATATGAATTGGCAAACTATTACGACACTTCTTTTGCAAACCACGCAGCCATTGATGCAAAGGTAGAAAACATTGTCGGACTTGGCTATGAGTTTCATATCTCTCAAAGAACAATGCTTCGTTTAGAGTCTTCAGAAGACAATAGCGCTACACAAAAGGCAAGAAAAAGAATTGAAAGAACTAAGATTGAAGCAAGAGATTGGCTAGAGTCACTCAATGACGATGACTCTTTTACTGCAACTATGGAAAAGGTTTATACAGATCTTCAATCAACTGGAAACGGATATCTAGAAGTAGGAAGAACTACTCGTGGAGAGATTGGGTATGTCGGTCACATCCCAGCAACAACAATGAGAGTAAGAAGAATCAAAGACGGATATGTACAAATTATTGGAAATAAGATTGTTTACTTCCGTAATTTTGGAGCAAAGAATCCAAACCCACTAACAACAGATGCAAGACCAAACGAGATTATTCACTTTAAGCAATACTCACCTCTTAACACTTTCTACGGAGTACCAGACATTATGTCGGCCATCAACTCCCTGCATGGAGACTCGCTTGCTTCACAATATAATATTGACTACTTTGCAAATAAAGCAGTGCCAAGATACGTAGTAACACTAAAAGGTGCAAAACTTTCTGGAGACGCAGAAGATAAGATGTTCCGATTCTTGCAGACAAATCTCAGAGGGCAGTCACACAGAACGCTATATATTCCACTTCCAGGTGATAGCGAAAACAATAAAGTTGAATTTAAAATGGAACCCATCGAAGACGGTATACAAGACGGCTCATTTAAAGAGTATCGTAAGCAAAACCGTGATGACATCCTGGTAGCACATCAAGTGCCATTGTCTAAACTTGGAGGTGGCGATTCTGGATCTATTGCAGCAGCACTTGCACAGGATCGTACCTTTAAGGAGCAGGTTGCAAGGCCAGCACAAAGACAATTGGAAAAAATGATCAATAAGATCATTCGTGAAAAGACAGACATTGTTGAATTTGTATTTAACGAGTTAACCCTAACAGATGAAATCGCACAATCTCAAATCCTTGAGAGGTATGTAAAGAATCAGATCATGACTCCGAATGAAGCACGAGTTGCTCTTGACATGCCACAGCGAGAAGGTGGGGACGAAGTCTTACAACTTAAGCCAGAGGCTGCAGCAGAAGCAAGCACAACAAGGGCTAGGGATTCAGAGAGAACAAACAACAACTCTGACAGTTCTTCAACCGTTGCTGGACGAAATCCAAAGGGTGAAGGAAGAAAAACTCCCTGATGTCCGATATGTCCAGAATGTGATACTTGTGTAAAATGGAGGGTATAATATAGTGGTGAGCAATATATCTAAAGCCCATTGGAATTCAGATGGGGAAAATCTTCGTCTATCAATGCCTTTTAGTAAGGTCGACAAAGAACGACGCATCGTTTCAGGTTTTGCATCATTAGACAATCTAGACAAGCAGATGGATATCGTAACAGCAGAAGCATCTATGAACGCTTTTGCAAAGTTTAGAGGAAACATTCGTGAAATGCATCAACCACTTGCAGTTGGTAAGATGGTAAATTTTAAAGAAGATAAGTATTTTGATCCAGACTCAAAGAAATTTTACAGAGGCGTTTTCGTTTCAGCATATGTTTCAAAAGGTGCACAAGATACTTGGGAAAAAGTTCTAGACGGAACACTAACAGGTTTTTCTATTGGTGGACGAATGAACAAATGGGATGACGGATTTGATGAAAAGTCAGACTCACAAATTAGAATTATTAAAGACTACGACCTGATAGAGTTAAGCCTTGTAGATTCACCAGCAAATCAATTTGCCAATATAGTATCGGTTGAAAAAGTTGATGGTGTAGATATCGTAAAGGGAGACTTAACAGTTTTAGAAAATGTTTTTTACGACAAGGAAAACGGTATTGTAATATCATCTGAGAACGAATCAGAACTCAGCCCAGTCAGTGGAGAACAAATGGAAAATATAGGGTTCGTTGAAAAAACGGATAACGAAAAAACAGTAATGATAAAATTCTTAGTTGATAGTGCTAAAGGCATTAATACTTCTAAGATTAACAAGGAGGTACAACCTATGACAAAATCAAAAACACAAGTTGAAAAGACAGATGTAGTTGAAGATGTTGTGGTCGCTCCAGAGGCAGATGCATCAGTTGCAGAAGTTACTGAACAAGTTGCTAAGGCAGAAGAGGTTGAGGCAACAGAAGTTGCTAAGACCGATGAAGTTGTAGCAGAAGAGATTACTAAAGCAGAAGATGCTGAAGCAGTCGAAACAGTAGTTGAAGCAGTTGTAGAAGTATCTAAGTCAGAAGAGGTAGTTGCAGAAGCAGTTACCGAAATGAAAAATACTCTAGAATCAGCCTTTAGCGATCTAGTGTCAACAGTAAAGGCTTTGCAAGCAGAAGTAGAACTTCTTAAGTCTTCAAAGGTAGATGTTGATACAGTTAAGGATTCATTTGCAGCAGTTGCAAAAGATATTGCAGCAGTATCAAGTGAATTTAATGAATTTGGAAAACGAGTAGACGCTGTGGAAGCAGACACCGCATTCCGAAAGTCTGGAGATATCGGCGATATCTTTCAGAATCAATCTGAAACGGTTGAAAAATCCCTATGGGGCGGTAGTTTCCTCAAAACAGCCGATCTATTCAAATGAACAAATCACTAGGAGGTGACAATATGTCAGAAGAAATAATCAAAAACCAGCCAGGCGCTGAAGCAAATCTAGGAGGAGAAACTCCAGGTCTGTATCAGGGTCAAGGTGCTTTCGCATCAGGTGGTATTGGTGGAGTATCAAATCCAGGAGCAAACACTCTCGGAAACATTCCAACAGCAACACTTGGATCAACAAGCGGAGCAAATGCTGTTAACCCTAGTGGTTCAGCGGCTTCTGGAATTTTGCGCCCCGAGCAGGCACGTCGTTTTATCGACTATGTTTGGGACGCTACAGTATTAGCAAAGGATGGCCGTCGTGTAACAATGAAGGCTAATTCAATGGAACTTGAGAAGGTAAACGTCGGTGAGCGTGTAATTCGTGCAGCAGCGCAAGCAATTGGTACATACACAAACACAGGCGCAACATTCTCTAAGGTCGAACTTACTACCAAGAAGATTCGTCTTGATTGGGAAGTAACAGCAGAATCATTGGAAGATGGTGTAGAAGGTGACGCTCTAGAAGATCACTTAGTACGCTTGATGACCAACGCATTCGCAAATGATATCGAAGATCTCGCTATCAATGGTGATGGTTCAACAGGAGCATTCTTGTCAATCATGCCAGGCTTTATTAAGAAGACCAAAGATGGTGGAGCACATGAGTCAGTAGTGACCGTAGCAGATAATGCTTGGACACCTGATGTAATGCAGGGCATCATCAATGCAATGCCACGTAAGTACCGTGCACTTAAGAACAATCTTAAGTTCTACGCAGGTACAGACGTATTCGGTGGAATCGTTAAGAATAACGGTACACTTGCTGATGCAGTTGCTGAAGCGTTTGCTGGACAAATTCCAGGAAGCACACAAGCAAATCGTCAGAACTACCTTGATGGTATCGGACAGACATTCGGTGGAGCACGTACAACTCGTGTTCTCGGAATCGAAGTTCAGGAAGTTCCTTACTACCCAGCAGGATATGTCGACTTGACATTCCCAGCAAACCGTGTATGGGGATTCCAAAGAGACATCACTGTAAACCGTGAATACGTAGCAAAGAAGGACACGATTGAATACACAGTATTCGTTCGCTTCGGACTCCAGTTGGAAGAAGAAGACGCCATTTCTTACGCAGATGCTGCTTCAGACTCATAGTCTGTAACCAGTAACCTTTAATGGGGGGCGGGAGTTCACTCTCCTGTCCCCCTTAATACTTTAGTGATATAATACAAACAAGGAGGATACAATGGAAAATAATGATAAAGAAATGCGATCAATACATGAATTTGTAGAAGAGCCAGCACAAGCACCAGAGCCAGTACAAGCACCAGAACCAGTACAAGCACCAGAACCAGTACAGGAGCCAGTACAAGCACCAGTAGTTGAGGCACCAGTTGTCGAAGAACCAGCAGTGGAAGAGCCAGTCCAGGCACTAGGATTTACTAAAACAGGAGCAATTGGTTCAATGGCAGCAGACGGCCCTAAGAAAACTGTTAAGGTAGATGGTCTTGGAGACAAGGTCGCTATTCACTCAACAAAAAGCGTTTATTGGTCAGAAGTCGGGTCTGTAACTAAAGGTTACAATATTGTAACAAAACAACAGGCAGACAAGTGGTTAACTCGCAAACATGTTAGAATTGCAGAACCAGAAGAAGTCAAGAAGGCTTTTGGTTTGTAAAAATGGAAATATTGAGGGTTCCGCCATACGCTAATATACCAGTTACTTATACAGTTCCTACATCTGTAGTGGACGAAGATGTAACTGTTACTGTTACCGATTTGGCGGACCTTTCAATTTCTACATTAGAATTTGATGAACTTTCAACGGGAGACACAGTAACAATAAACCTTCCTGGAAGATATGACTCTGACTATAGAGTAGAAGTTATTATTGACGGAGATATTGTTTCTGATACTACATACGAAATAGTCAGGCCGTACGTAAACCCAACTACAAAGGGAGATACAGCCTCAGACATTTCTGCCTATGCAGATAATGAAGAATTAGCAAGAGCAATTATTGATTCAATAGTTGGAGAAGGATTTTATTATAAGAAAAAGGTTTTAAATTTTACAGGAACTGGATCAGACTATTTGCCTATCTGGGATGATGTAAAAAAAGTTTTAACGGTATATGAAAATAACAAATTGGTTACAGACAGAGAATATGAAGTAACATCTGACAAGACAGCAATTGTTGAGAAATCAACGGACAATATTAATCGTGCAGAGTCAGCCCCACTAGTATTACCTGCAGCGTCTTCTGATTCATTAGATCCACAGTTTATTTATAGAGGATTTGGAAAAACTTGGGACTACAGAATAACCGTCGAATACGGACACACATCTGTTCCATCAGATATTGTTAAGGCAACAGAGATGCTTGTTCACGATATAGAATGCGGGAAGTTAGATTATTACAAGAGATTTATTTCTTCATACAACACAGATCAATATAGAATTCAATTTGATAAAGGTTTATTCGAAGGAACAGGAAATATACTTGTAGACAAGATACTCTCGAAGTATACTAAGTCTATTACAAAACTTGGGGTGTTGTAATGACTGTTTGTGAAACTCCAGACTTTATGTTTCCAATGCAAGCCTCTCTATATCATCCAATTGTTGAGCAAGGCGACTTTGGAGCAATTAAAAAACAATGGGTTTTAGATAGAACCTTTGCTTGCAGTTTTTCATCAGGAGGCTCAGCATTTAAAGAAGAAGTAAAGCCAAATGTAAACATTACTCAGAATAGCATTTTAGTTGGAAGGACAAAGTCAGACATTAGAATATCTTCCAGAGACAACAAGAATTCTTTAACTAATATACTCATAACAGATGTAAAAGATCAAGAAGGAAACCTAGTTTATCTAGAAACCTCTGGTCCAAGATCTGGTAAGGGAACGCTATTTGAGATAGCGACCTACGAGCCTTTTGTAGGACCATTTGGAGTAGTAGAATCTTATAAGTTGATTATCAGAAGATCAGAAAATCAAACAGGTGACGTATGAGAACAGTATTTAATTCTATGCAATTTAAAAAAGATATGAACAATATTGTTGATTACTCTGTTGGATTTTTAGAGGGTATTCATAGAGGAAAAACTGTATTTTTAAAAACACTAGGACTAGAAACAGTAGAACTTATGAAAGAGTTTATAGACTCAAACGCAAGGGTAAACCCAGAAATGCTGCACCATATTTACGAATGGCATCAAACAGGAAGCCCCAGTGCAAGACTATACGACATATCATATACCACCAGCCAATTGGGACTATCTTTTAAATCATCTTTTAGTCAGTCTACATCAATTAAGAATGGATCAAGAACTCCGTTTTATGACAAGGCAAGAATTATGGAAGAAGGAATTCCAGTTACAATTAGGCCAAGGCTTGCTCAGGCTTTAGCGTTTGAAGATAATGGAGAAATGGTGTTTACAAAAAATGAAGTTAGAGTTGACAATCCTGGAGGAACTGCAGTAGAAGGTGGTTTTGAAAAAGTGTTTGATATGTTCTTTAATAGATATTTTTCTCAAGCATTCTTAAGGGTTAGTGGAGTTGCCAAGTATCTTGAAAATCCAATAGTGTACAAAAAAGATATGGCAGCAGGAAAGAGAATGGGTAGATCAAAAGGAATTTCAACAGGCTATCGCTGGATTGCTAACGCAGGAGTGGGTGCATAATGTCAGTAGTCATCGATCATCCACCATCATTTATCAACGCATTTTTACAGCAAAAACTTGGTCCAGACTTTGGCGCTATCCCAATGTTTCCAACAGTACCAACAGACATGGCTTCATT